AGAGGAATGTCCATTGTGGGTTATCCCACGCCTGCTGTAACACGGCATCGATCCAGGCGGTAGGCACCCACTTACCGAACAAATCCGCCATGCTGCACACGAACACGTTGCGCTTGGCCATGCGCAACACAGGGTCATCGATTGCCGACAAGTTGGGCGTCCTTGTGTTGGCCGGCGCGCTGAGTCGGTCGGGCAAGAAAGACGGTGCGAACTTCTGAGGATAAAACCGATTTGCGATGTCCCTGGCGTAGCAGTATGGGCAATCGTGCAGGCAACCCGTTACCGGATTCCATGACCATGCAGCCCACTCGATGTTGTCGTTGGTTTCGTTGAACGTGGACTTGCCGCCGTGCTGCATGAACAGCCAGTCACTGCGCTGCGCGTCGTTGGCGTCGTTCCACTCTTGCACGGAGATGGTAGCCGTCGCAGGCTTTTCGAGCTGCTCCTGTTCCGGTTCTTGCTTTCGGTACTCGTTGACAACCGCTTGCACGTGCGCCGCAGTAACCTTGCCGTTTGTGGCTGTCTCGACTGCACGTTGCCACACTTCCCGCTGCTGTTCGGGTTCAAGGACGGTCAACGGGCGCGCTTGGCTTTCGGTGACTGGGATTTGTGTCCAATTGGACACATTCTCGACAACCTGCGCAGCGTCAATCAACCGGTATGCATGGCGGCGTTCCATGCTCCACCGCTCACGGCAATAGTCCTCAAAGGTGCCGTGCGATGTGCGATACAGGCGGCTGTCTCGAATCTCCAACAATGCATTGCCGACATGCACGAAGGTTTGCATACCGGCGTCAATCACCGATTCCAGCACTTCCAGCCGTTGCACTTCTGTTGTTGTTAATGCATCCATTCCCCTACCCCCTCACTTTCGTTGTGTACTCGTTCAAAATCTTCAACGTCTTCGGCGACAGTTCCATCTCGCCCGCCGCGTCGAAGTAGTCACACAGAATCCCACGCACCATCTCCGTATCGCCGCCTGTCAGGTACTTGAAGCGCAGGTAGGCGATCACAAACTGCAAGTGGCCGAGCTGCAACAGGTCGTTGGCGTCCTTGCCTTCCAGCGACTGGGTCGCAGCGACCAGCCCGGACGCACCCGCCGCAATGTCTGCGCGCACCCTGGCCGCCCGATCCGGCTCATCCATCCAGACAAGCACCTTGCCGTAACGGTGCAAGAACGCCAACATCCCCGGCGTGAACTTGGTGTCCTGGCTGCCGATGCTCATCACGTCCACGTTGGCGGTGTGCGCTTCCTGCCAGATGGACATCGCATTCAGTTCGCCCTCGCAGACAATCACCGTGCGCAGCCGTTCGGTGGGACGCTCCCCCGGCAGCAGCTTCACCAGGTGAAAGCCCGGCAAGCCAGCGCCGCCCCACAGCAGCCCGACAAACTCGCCGCGCCCGCTCTGCTTGTAACTCTTGCCGAGGGGGTTAGTCTGCTTCTCGATGAAGCGGTAGCGAACGCCCTTCAGGACATTGCCCGACCACCACGGCATGACAATCGCCGGCGCTTTCTGCTTGCCCTCCGTCCCCGGCACCGGCACGGCTGGATCAAAGCCCAGCCCGAAGCGCTCCCACGTGGCGCGCTTGAAGCCGCGGCCTTCCAGGTACGCCACACCCGGCGCACCGTCCAACCCCGCTAAAATCGCCTGAGAGCGTTTCAGTTTGTCGGTGTAATATTCCGGGTCGAATTTTTTGGTTTCGCTCAATTTCGTGGCCTCTACGCCCGATGGCGGGGCTATTGCGCTAACGGCGCGGGTGATATTTTTCGGCGCCGTTGATTTTCCGGCAAACGTGCGCCCTGTCAGCGTTCTTACCGCGTCCGAGACGGACACCTTGTCGTAGTAGGTGATGAAATCTATCGGGTCCTTCCAGCCCTTCTCTTCCAGCGGGTAGCAAATCCGGCAGAACCAGCCGTTCTTTTCCACCGAAACGTGTAGCCGATCCTCGCCTCCGCAGTACAAACAAGGACCGCTAAACTCCGAGCGCCCCGCTTCCGGCGTCAACTGCGCCCCATGCGCAATCGCCAGATCGAGGATCGGCTTCCGCTTGGCCTCTGCCAGCAAATCCCCGTTACTGTCCCCGTGACTGAATTTCCGTCCCACCGTTGCGTACATGACTCTCTCCCTTCCAGAAAAAGAATATCACCCAGGCTGATAAATGTCAAGCATAAAGTATCGGCCTGTTTGATATTTATGTCATGCTGGAACTGGACATTTTATGTCGAGTGGTGATCGGCGGCGCGGGGAGTATTTTTGGGTTGCTTTTCAGACGGGAAGGATGAAACGGGGGTTCTGAGTCTCTCTATCCCCCTAGTGTATATATATCTTTAGATATATATATACACGTAGGGGATATAGAGAGACTTGAAACCGCTGATTTCCCTTCCCGGTCTGAAGCTCAAAAACAGGGGTTTACATCTTCAAATCACGCTTTTCCTGGCAGGCAATTTTGTTTGTGGAGAGTTTGAGAGTAGTTTGTGAGCAAATCGTGGACAATTAGTGGAGGCTTTGAGAACCTTACAAAAACCGCCGTTTTACTCTGGATAGATTTCCATAAAATTGAGTTAGCGGGCAATTAGTGGACAATTAGTGGAGGCTTGACGGTAAATTTGCGGTATGTTCACGGTATGTTTGTGACGCCTTGACGGTACGGCGTATATGCGCTATGCTGGTATGCGTAAGAGCCGATAAATCCATGTTTTGCTGATAGGGGAGATTGCAATGTCTAAGAGGAATTTTGTTGCAGCCTGTGAGGCACACCAGCGTGTCGCCGAGATGCTGAAGGCCATTCAGGAACGCCGTGCATCCACCGCTTCGGTGGTGATGCGGATGCTTATCTATGAAGCTGCTGAGCGGACAAACGATAAGCGGATGCGCTTTGACAGGGCGTACACCGGCGGGGTAAGCATCCATGTTGACCTGTCGCGTGAAGAACGTGACAGGTTCCGTGAGATTCAGAAGCGGTGGGGGCTGTCGGCCAGCGACACGCTGCGCCATCTCATCGTAGAGGAATACGAGCGGATGGCGTAGCGTGTTAGCGCGTCACGATCTGGGTGACGTTCCCGCCTTCGACCCAGATCGTGGCATGGCGCTTGAGGAATGCGTTGACCTTGACGATGTCGTAGTCGTCGCCGGTCAGCATGTCAACCGTGACGGCGACGAACTCTTGCAGCCGCTCAACCCGGTTGGCAACGTCGGCGTGTGTTGCCTGGTTGCGCCGGGCGATCAGTTGCAACTCTGCGTTGCGTTGCTGATTGCGGATGCGCGTCATGTGCGCTTGAAATTCTTCCAGGTCGAGAATGCCGTCAGTGTAGGCGCGTGTGAGCCGGTCTCGCTGCTGGGTCAAATCCTGCAAGGCAGTTTCAAGCTCTGCGATCTCTTTTTCGATTGGCGCCGTGTCTTGACGCAGCGACTCAATCATTGAGTCGTAGGTTTCCCGCCTTCTGATCTCGCCGATGTAGAGCAGAAGTGCAAAGGTAACGGCGCTTTCCCCGATCAGCGTCTTCGTGCACCTCTCCGCTTGGTTGCGCCGGTTGCTGCACACGTAGATGCGATCCGTGCGTCCGTAGCCTGCATTGTGAATGTGTTTGCGACCGTTCGACGCCAGCCGGCCTCCGCACTGCTGGCAGCGCAGGATGCCGCTGTACAACGCTGGCGACGAAACCGAACGCCTAGCCTCACTGCGTCGCGCTCGTTCGCTCTCGACTTCCTGCGCGGTGTCTTCGCTGACGATGGCTTCCCAGACGCCGCGGTTGCGCATGGGATCGTGCTTCTTGCTTTTCAGCCGGTACTGCGCATAGCCCGCATATGTCCAAATCGTGTTGATGACATGTTCTGCCGTGCTGATCCCGATGCCTAGTTCCGTGGCGATCTTGCGCAGAGATAGCCCCTCGTACAGGTACAACTCGACGATGCGCTTGACCGTCTGCGCCTCTTGCGCATGGATCACATAATCGCCGTCGCCCTTTTTGCGGTAGCCAAACGGTGGGCGACCCGGCATTTTGCCTGCCTTGATTCTGGCTTCCATACCAAAGGCGTGGCGCTTGCGCAGGTTGATCAGCTCCATCTGCAAGAAAAGACCTTCAATGCCGTAGGTGATTTGCCCGCCAATCGACATGGCTTGTTCGTTGGCGTCAAGGGACTGCGGCGGCGAAGAACGCAAGTAGATGGCGCACCCGTTGGCGTGGCAGATGTCGATTACCTGGCTGGCGAGCGCCGTCCTCCTGCCGAGCCGAGACAGGTCACGGGCGATCAGGATGTCAGCCGCGCCAGCCTTGACCATCTCACGCAGTTGGCGGTAGGCGAGAATGTTCGTTTCGGCGTCTACGAACTCCGTGTACTCTCTTGATTGTCCCGGCACATCCAGCACGGCAACAATCTCCGCGCCGATTTTGCGCGCGGCGGCTTCGTTCTCGCGGCGCTGTTCGTCGGGTGACTCCTTCTCCGCTTGTGGTCTGCTGGACACTGCAATCCAGGAAATTGCACGGCGCATGGTGTTCTCTCTCCAAACAAAAAAGCGGCGACCTTTCAGCCGCCACTTACATGATTTTGGTTCGTGTGTTCAGGCCAGCGTGAATGTTCTGAGAAACGAGATAAGCGTTTTGCGTCTGTCGGATGGCGTTGATTGCACCAGTGCGCACAGTTCCTCGATTTCCGCCGCCGACTCTGGGCTATCCAAGTGTACGATCAGGACATCTTCGTCCCGCCTTGCGGGTAGCATCGGGTCTTCAGTCAACAGAACGAGAAAATCAGTCGTGGTTTTCAGCACGATGGCGAGTGCCTTGAGAAGCTGCCCGCTTGGATAGGTGTCCCCTCGTTCCAGTTCTGAGATGTAGGATTGCCCAACCTTTACGCCTCCTTCCAGGTCAAGCATTGAGGTCAGTTGTTCTTGCGTCATGCCCATATTGCGACGCAAGAAAAGAATCCGTTTACCGGGGGTGTCCAGTAACGTGTTTTCGTGTCGGTCTTTGCCCTTTCGCACCTTGCCTCCTTTGCGCTGATACTCCATTATCCATCATACCACGCCGATTTTGTTCGTATCGCCAACGCTGATAAATCTCGGAAAAATGATTGACATTTTGCTTGCTTGCTGGTAGGATCATCACCAGCAACGATAAATTCATTCGGGAGAGGATAGATAATGGCAAGACCACAGATACGCAACGAATTTGCGGCGGAAGTGCGCAAAGGCATTTACATCATGCCGGAAACGCGCGACCGCCTGAACGATGTCAAGAAGCGTTTGGCGCAGAGCGCAGGCGCTGCACTGTCGCAGGACGACGTAATTGAACTGGGTCTGGCGCTGATCGACCACGTTGGCACCGACAGCGCCGTTTTGCTGTTGGAAGGGAGAAAGTAGCATGGAGATCGTCATCAAGCACCCATTGGCGCCGCCTATCGTTGTCCGGTTTACCGCTCGACCAGAACGTCTTGCCTCAAATCTCATTACCGACGCCTTAAAGACTGCTGAAGCTGCAAGAATATCACCTAAACCGATAATATCATGACAGAACTGATAGCCTTCGTCGCGGGTATCATCTGGGGTGTTATCTGGGTGTCATTTTTGTACGGCACCAAACGCGGTCGGTGGGTGCGCATGTATCGCACCTGGATCACGGTCGTTGTCGGTGTGGGTGTCACCCTGCTGATCCAGGGCGTCGTCTTCGGCGTGGACGTGGCCGTCAGCGCGCTGATCGTCTTTGCCGGGTCAGGCACGCCGATCATCCTGGCAAGCCTGTACGACGAATACAAGCGAGACACCGAATAATGGCGACGCCGACACGCCTTGCCAACAAAACGATAGCCTCACTGGAGGCAGCGTTTGCACGGCTGGACAAGGCGAGTGCGGACATGTCCGTCCTGAATGAGTACCTGGAAACGGAAATGTCCGAGGCAAGGTTAAACATGGATCGGCGCCGACAGGCACGCGCCGGCGAGGCCGCGGCAGCGGTTGCACGTATCACGACAAACCTCTGGGTCATCGAGCGAATCCTCAATGATGCCCGCTTGGGCAGATTCGACGACTTGCGCTACCCTGAGCAATAATTATCACTCTCAGCAATAATAAATGCTTGACATTTACCAGCACAAGTGATAATCTGTTCTCTGCAAGGAGACAGAGAAATGGTCACACTACGTGAATATCAAAAAGAGGCACGTGATGCCGTGTGTACGGCATGGGCGGAAGGGACGCACAGCGTCATTGTCGTGCTTCCCACGGGAATGGGCAAATGCTTGGGATGGCAGGAAGACGTATTTCTAGGGAACGGCAGTATCGTTCCTGCATACACACTTGTCGGCAAGACGGTTGACGTTATCGGAGTGACGGATACTGAGACGATGCAAAAGGTTTCAGTATCTGCAACGTTCACGGATAACGGAATCCGGGATGTGTATCGAGTCACGTTTGATAATGGTACTTCGATCATACGGACGGCAGAACACCCGTTGTGGACTGCGCGTATGAAAAAATACCACGTAAACGCGCAGACGGGGAAGGATTGCACGGTTCCGATTGACGCGGGTTGGGTGCAGACAAAAGATATTCTGCCCACCGGGAATCGTCGGGCGTATTACGATATGGGACACGTTGTTTTGTCCCCTGTCGGACTTCCCATGAAGGGATACGAAGTAGACCCAGATATTGTATTTCTGGCTGCGTTATTCTTTGCTGAAGGCGCGTTGTCAAATGGCGATGCAAGATTCTCTACTTCTGACCCCGAAACACTAGAACGCGCCCGCGTCATTGCAGCACGATATGGATGCAGGGTGCAACATATCGCAAACTACGATTATGCCCTGAGACTAGAAAACGGCACGCGTAATCCTATTACAAAGATTCTGAAGGAATGGGGCATGTGGGGGAAGCGCGCCGAACAAAAAACAATCCCCTCAGAGATTATGCAAGGGGACGATCAAACAATCGCCCTGTTTTTGCGTCACCTTTGGGACATGGACGGATGGTATTCGTTCCAGCGGGACACCGCCAAAGCTCCGCAGATTGGTATAGCACTCGCCACAAAAGAGGGGGTTGAACAAGTCTCAAAACTCGCCCATCGCCTGGGAATCGTCGGTGGTCGAATCCGCTATCAAAAAAATGAGAAACGCGGTGCATATCGATGGGTATCGAGCGAAGTAGAAAAATGGCAACAGATTATCGGCGCGAACGTCAAAGCGCAAAATCTTGCGGATTGCGTAACGCATAATCAGGCACGAATCGAGGGGCGAAAATCTGAATGGCTTGCATGGCGCACGGCGCGCACGGATGGCAAGTTTGCAGATTGCCCGGAAGGGTATCGATGGCTGAAAGTCGTTTCGGTCGAAGCGTTGCCCCCTCAGTCCACCGTGTCTATCGAGGTACATAACGACAATCATGCCTTCCTGGGATACGCGGTCGAGCATAACACGCATCTGCTGCTTTCTGTATTGGCGGCAGAGCGGGACGGCGGACAGTTAGGTCGAGCAATCATCCTGGCGCATCGCAAGGAGTTGATTGACCAGCCTGCCAGACGCATCGAAGAATTCTTCCTGGGACAATTGCCCATCCCCGGCATTGTCATGGGTGGGCGCAACGATGCCGGTGCGGAAGTCATCTGCGCGACCGTGCAGACGCTGTCCAGAGAGCGCCGTTTACGGGAAGTGCTGAGACATGGCCCCGTCACGCACCTTATCATTGATGAGGCGCACCATGCCGCCGCGAGCGGCTACGTCGAAGTCATCGAGCACTTGCGCAGCGTCAATCCCCATCTGCGCATCTTGGGCGTCACTGCGACCCCGAACCGATCCGACGCAGCGGCTTTGACCGTCTTCGACAAGCAGGTCTATAAGAAGACGATCAAGGATGCCATCCACAACTACAAAGTGCTGGTGCCTTTCGTCGCGATGGGAATCAAACTCCCGGTTGACATCAGCCGGGTCAAAATCCAACAGGGCGACTACAGCGCGGGCGAGCTTGGCAGCGTCATGGACGTTGCCAACGCCAATGACATCATTGTCGAGACGTGGAAGAAGCACGCCAGCGACCGCCTGACGATGGCATTCACAGCCACCGTAGCACACGCCAAGCACCTGGCCGAGGCATTCCAGGATCACGGCGTCCGGGCGGAATGGGCGTCAGCAGACACGGCGAAAGAAGACCGAGACGCCATGCTGAAACGCTTCGAGCGTGGCGAAACCCGTGTTATTGTCAACTGCGCTTTATTCACGGAGGGGTTAGATGTCCCCAACATCTCCTGTGTCCTCATGGCACGCCCGACGCAGAGCAATACCGTCTACACTCAGGCGGTCGGGCGTGGACTACGGACGTTTCCCGGCAAAGAGAACTGCCTGATCCTTGACTTCGTGCCGACCAGCAACAAGAGCCTGTTGACCGGCAATGCGTTGCTGGAAGGCAAGCCGCTGGAACAGAGAAAGGCCGAAGACGCTGCGATGAAGCAGGGAACCATCCTGGAAGTCATCGGGATGGACATTCAGGGGAACGGCATTGACGCCGATCCGGACACGGTTGTCATGCAAGCGTTGAACCTGCTAGGCAGTGCGCCGCTCGCATGGACATTCGACGGCAAGTTAGCGACGGCGGGTGGCGGGCAGAATTTGACGCTTGTCATTGTGTCGCCGCAGGAAGACAGAGTTGCAAAGGCGCAGCAACTCAAGGCGGCGGGGCAATGGAAGCCGGAATGGGACGCCAGCTTCGAGCGCATCTCTGCCTACTCCGTCTACGCCGTCAACGGCAGCGTGTCGCACATCGGCAGTGTTGCGGAGTGGAGCGGCGCGGTGGAAGTGGCGCAGGACTACGTCGAGGAATACGGCGATCCCATGCTTGCCCGCAAATCGAAAAGTTGGCGCGGCGACGCGGCGACAGCAGGACAGCGCGGCATGATGAAGCGTCTCGGCGTCCCCTACAAGCCCGGCATGAGCAAAGGCGAGGCCTCACAAGCCATCGCTCACAAAATGGCCGAAATTGAACTCAAGAAAGTGGGCATACTGGCATGAGTGATTTTGACGTAGAGGCTGCGCTTGATAGTGCGGCGCTGGCGGTGGATGCAGAGATTAAAAAGGCTGACGCGGGCGTATTGGGCAAAGCCTGGCAGGTGCGCAGTTTTCGGGATGCGTTCCAGCCTCGACCGCCGCTGCTCTACGTCGTGGACGGCCTGCTGGCCGCACCGTCGCTCAACATCTTCTATGGCGCACCCGGCAGCATGAAATCGATGGTGCTGGCAGACCTGGCCGTCTGCGTTGCGCTGGGTGTGCCCTTCCTGCATTCCATCGAGGGGCAGCTTGGCAAGCCCGGCAGGACGTTCCGCACAGTGCGCAGTCCGGTGCTTTGGGTGGATATGGACAATGGGAAGCGACGCACCGACGTGCGCTTTGACGCCCTGGGCAGGGCGCACGGTGCGACCGTGGACGATGCGCAGTTGCAGTACATCTCGATGCCGTCACCGCACTTCAATGCCAGCAACGGCGAATTTATGAGCTACCTGGAAACGTTCATCCGGGCAAACGAGCACCGGTTAGTTGTCATAGACAACTTGGGTCTCAGCATCGGTGACGCCGACGAAAACAAAGCGGAGATGGCGACAGTCATGCGCAACTTCAAGTACGTTGCCGAAAACACGGCAACGTGCATCGTCATCATCCATCACCCGCGCAAAGGCGGCGCGGCGGAAGGCGTTCGGTTGGGCGACACCATGCGCGGACACAGCACCATCGAGGCGAGCCTTGACGCCGCCTTCTACGTGGATCGGCTGGAAGGCAAGGACGCAATCAGTGTGGTTCCGGTCAAGGTGCGCGAGTACCGCATTGACCCGTTTGGCGCCCTTTTCGCCTACGAGCATCGGGAAGGAACCTATGACTTGCAGACCGCGCGCTTTTTCAGCCAGTCGGTTGACTCGCCTGACGAAATGCGCAGAACGTTGGTACAGGACGCAATCCTGACTGTCGTCTTGCACTCCGGTACGGAAGGCATAGAACGCGGCGAGCTTTACGACGCCGTGCAGGGCAAAATGGAGGGACCACTCAAGATGAAATCGCCGGGTCGAAATGCCATCCGGGGACAACTGACCGTTTTGTGTGAAACCGGCATGATTGACGAGGTCAAAGAAGGACGCCGGTACATCTACATCCTAACTGAGAGCGGCTGGCCGGAAGCGCAGCGCCGCAAAGTTGGCTAGTCATTCACGGCGGGTTTACGCCGTGCACTTCTTGAAGTGGCCTCCATAACCCGTCCAGCAATGACACTCACCTATTACCTGAAATGATAAATACCAGTTTAGGCGTAATGAATACTTGACATTTATCATCATGTGTGATAAATTTAGCTTGTACAGATATTCAGAGCGAATCGACAGATTCTTTTCAATTGTAAAGGAGACATCATGGAGAAGACAAACGGCTACACGGCACAGGTTTCACCCTGGAGCACATTGCAGGGTGAATTGATCGATGCGTTTGATGGTCTTGATCAAGCCAACTATCGTCTCGCCGATGCGTTGGGTGAACAGGCGCGTGCGCTGGTGGCGCTGGACGCGGCCAAGCAGGTTGCGGAGGATGTTGAGTCTGAGTTCACAGGCGAGATCATGTTCTCCCTGGAGTTTCAGGACAACAAATCCATCCAGAAGAACGCAGAGTCTCGCAAGGCGTACATGGACTTGCGGCTCGTGCGGGCACGCAAGCCCGGCGGCGTGATGTACTACGCTGCCGAGGCATTGACGAAGGCAAAAGAGGATCGGCTATTGGCCGACAACGAAGTCGAGCTTGCCAAGCGGCAGGTGCTGGCAATCCAGGCGAAGATTGACGCACTGTCGAGCCTTGTTCGTGGATTGAGCGCATGAGCTTGACCACGGGCGACACGGCGAATCGTGGACAGCTTGCCGGTTGGGACAAGTTCCTGGCTGGCAAGCCCATCACCGAGTGTGCAACGCAGGAGGAACGCAACGGATGGTTAGCTGCTTTCTCCTGCTATGACGACAACTTTTCAGAGACAACTCAGAAGGAAACGAACAATGACAACAGCACTCAGTAGGATCAGTGGCGTACCGGCAGGCGTGGCGGAATACGACGAAGAACTTGCCGCTTTGCTCGCCGAGGAAGACGAACAAGAGGAAACCGCATTTCATTTCCATGCAACCCGACTGAAGTTCCCATCGGGCGGCATGACGGCGGGATTCCCCACCAGCGACGATGAGATGATCCCTGTTCCCTTTGAGGCGATTATCCTGGTCAGCCAGACCACTCGCGCATGGTGGCCGCGCGAGGGCAACGAGAACAACATCGGCGGCGCGCCGGCCTGTGCAAGCAATGATGGGCGTGTCGGCTTCTGGCGTGCGTCCGATGACATGTTTGCCAAGGCGACCAAGTACCCGATTCGGCATCCTGCCTTGCAGATGATTGATGAAGGCGCAGCGGCCACCATGCAGCCCTTCCAGTGCGCAAGCTGTCCGCTTGGTCAGTACCTGGAAGACAAAGGAACACCGTGCAAGGAATTGCGCCGCCTGTTGGTGCAAATTTCCGGTATGGCATCGCCGATCATCCTGACTGTGCCGACTGGGTCGATCTCAATTCTCGACCGCTACGCATCTGCGCAGAAGGTCAAGGGGCGGCGTTACTTCGCTGTTTGGACAAAGTTTGAGCTGACGAAGGAGACCAGCCGCGGCGGGATTGCCTACGCCCGCCTGAAGCTCTCCTTCGTGCGCAACTGCACGCCGGATGAAGCACGGGCAGTCATCGAGGTGCGGCGTCAGTTTGGTGAGCTGGTGCGGCGCATGGAAATCACCAGCGACGATTACGAAGTCGGCGGGAACGGCAACGGCGGCGTCACCATTGACGCTGATCCGATTCCGTTCTAGGAAGGAGGGAAGCGGGCGGCTTGGAGGGGTCGCCCGCTTCATTTCTCATGCAAATTACAAAGGAGAGCGCCCGACAGGAAATAAATGAAGCATTGATGCGTGGGGATTTGTTCGCCGGGACGCTGGAATTTGAGCGCCTGGCAGACATGGCAAGAGCATTTTGTATCGAGGTTCCGACCGTCCTGATCCGGACAGAATGGAGCCGAAAGAACCTGGAGATCGTGCGGACTGAAACCCCGTCGATTTTCCCACCGAAACGGAAAGAGGCATGAGTCAGGTAATTGTGAAAGAAAGGAAAATCATCACCTATGAATCTATCGACGCACTCAAAAAACTTATCGAAGAGGGTGCGCTTATCGGCGTCAGGCGTACAAGCTGCGCCTTCTGTGCAGATCGCAGCCCGACCGTCAGCATGTTTCTCGTTCCCGCTGCCGTGCTCGCTGCCTTCCCTGGCGAGCGTTTGAGCACGCAAGAGACGCTGAATCAAATTGAAAAGGAAGAGCCGCGCATGATGGCGGCCTGGAATTAGGAGGCGACATGGCGAGGCAAAGCCCATCGACGTGGAAGCGGCTAGAGCGCGAGACTGCCAAGCAGATCGGCGGCGTGCGCAACGGCAACCGGGGCGCAGCAACGGCAGACGCAGAGAATGACGTGCTTGCCGTCGAGTGCAAGTCCTGGGCGACGCTACCGGCCAAAGTGGAAGCCGCATTGCTTCAGGCGGAAAGCGCGGCACGAAATGCCGATGGGCTTCTGCCGGTCGCCCGCATTCACCGCAAAGGGCAGAAGGGCGACAACGACCTGGCTGTCGTGCGGTGGCACGTCATGCTGAAACTGTTGACCGATGCAGGATTTATCAAAGGAGAGTGACATGCAACAACAAGAGGGGTACAGTCCACTGTTTTACGTGATGCTGTTTTTTGGCATCGTCGGCGTGTTGGGGTTCTTGTTCGTCAGCGCTAGCGCAGGGTTAGGAGGGTGAAATGACTGAAACACTGAATCGTATCTTTCGGCGATACGCCGAAGCAATGCAGGCCGTCTCTGACGGGTCCAGCATCAGCCTGGACGCTGCGAATCTTTCGCTGGCGCTGGCGATCCGTGACATGGCCGACGATCACGAAAGCGCCAGCAGCACAGACGTGATTCAGGCACTGCAAAAGAAGCTGAGCGAAACGGCGGCGCATCTGGTGACGGTGCTTGACGAACAAGAAAAGCGCCGCGAGGACTTCTCGACGATGACGAAAGAGCTTGGCGACTGGCTGCTGAAAAACAAGCCGGATTCGCTCAACGGCGCCGGCCATATCGAGATTGTCAAGGCGGCGCTTGAGTCGTTGAAGGCGTTGACCGCCGAACGGGATGAACTGGCAGTCAAGGTTGCCGTGTTGCTGCCCGCAAAACCAACGCTTACCTTGACTTCCAGCAACGGACACCACGGGAACGGCATTGTGATCAACCCGCCGTTTGAACCTTCCAGCGAAGCGCAGGACTACCGGGACGGCCTCGACGCCGGTCGCTGGAAGTGGATTCAGGTCCCGAAGCGAATCCGCTTGGAACTGGTGCGCAGCGTCATCGCAGCAACCGCCAATCACACGCAGACCGAGTTTGACGCCGCGCGCCCAAGCTGGATGGCGACAGCGACGGCGCACTGCTCCTCGTTCGGTGTGACGTGGCGAGAGTTGATTGATCTGGAGAAGGAGATCGAGGTCAAGCCATGAGTGTAGCCATGCAGTTGACAGCAATCGCCGTCGCCCTGGGTGCGGCTGCGATCCTGACCATGATTCTTTGGGCGGCCACGACAATGGCCGGGAAGGTGAATCGTGACGAATAGAGACTGGCGATTCAACCATGATGTCTGGCAGTGGGTCTTCATCGCTGTCTTTCTCCTTTGGCTGGTGCTCATGGAGGTGGCTCGATGAATGGCGCCTTACCAGCGCAGGAATGCCCGCACTGCAAACAGATGATTCCCAGTAACGGAATCACCAACCACATACGCCGCTGTGTCTACGAACCGGAGCGCCGTGAACGTCTGCGCAACCTGGTGCCCGTGAATGCCAACACAGCAGAATATAACCGTCTTCTCGCAGCAATGCCGGGCGAGTTGGTTGGACTTTCAACCATCGAGAAATGGTTCGGCACTTTCAGCGCGTTCATGCGCTGGCTGCACGGCGACCAGTACGTCACGAAGGAAGATGAGCTACTCGACAGTATCGACCGTGACCTGCTGGCAGGCGCTGGCGCGCTGCGCAACGAGCGCACCTATCGTGGCGTGCCTGTCTTCGAGAAGCCGCGCCGAGAATGGACGGCAAACGGCAAAACTTATGTCGCATGGGGAGTGCGCTAACTGAAAGGGGAACAATGAAGACGCCAGACATCGAGACACTGAAACGCTGGAAAGATTCAACCAACTGGGCGGGCGTGCTGCTGTTTGCGGCGCTGCTCGCCCAAGCACCCCACGCCGCCTGGGTTTTCCTGCGCGTCGCTCCCCATGACGCCGGGTGGGAGATTGCCATTGCGCTTGTGGGCGCGGTCGTCTACGCCATCGCGCTGGAAGGGGCGACAGCCTATTTCGTCTGGCAGGACGCCCGCCGCATTGCAGCCGCCTTTGCAGTGTTCAGCTTCCTGCACAACGTCGCCTACTACATGCCGGAACTGTGGGGCTTCGAGTTGTGGGGTGCAACGCTGACGGCAAGATTCATTCTCAGTATGCTTCTCATCTCCGCATCGTTGCCGATTGCAATCGCGGCGTTTTCGCACGTGCAGGCAGAGCGCCGCAACGTGCAAGAGACTGCGAAGCCGGTGCGAGAGACTGCGAAACCCGTGCAAGAGACTGCGAAACCTGTGCAAGAGACTGCGAAACCTGTGCAAGAGATTGCAGAGCCTGCAAAGCCGACACCGCAACTGCGAAGGGCGGCAATCGTTGCACACCTGTCCAACGGCTGGAACGGTGCAAAGCCAGCCGCCGAGATCGTAGACGCCATTGTTGAAGAGTTTGCAACGAACCCATCCACCGTCTACCGCGATTTGCAGAGCTTGCAGGATGCGAAGACGGTGCACAAGGACGCAAACGGCGTCATCCACTTGAAAGGAATCGCATGAATGAGATCATGACCCTGGCGCTGGCTGAGTCTGACTTTCGCCAGAACTGGGCGACGGAGTCTTTCCGTTCCGTCTACCGGCGTGGCTTTCACGACATTGGCAGCCTGCCAGTCAACAGCAAGGACAGTTATCTTGCAACGCAGTTCGTGCGGCTGGTCGAGGAATACTTCGAGTGGCAGCGTTCGCAAGGCGACGAAGCCTTGCAGGAACTCGCAGACATTTGCATTGTCGCTGCAAACATGGCGGCGCTGGTAGGCGTGGACGTTGCAGACGATTTGCACGCAAGCACTTCGCAAGTCTCCGTGCAAACCGCGATGGAAGGTGTCGCACGTGCAATGCGAAGCGTCCGCAACGATGCAGGCGTGCAAATACAGGATGCACTGCGAACGCTGGTGCAAAGTTGTGGACAGGAAGCCCGCTTTGCAATTCGCATGGACTGCGACTTTGCAGGTGTCATTCTTGCGAAGCTCGACGCCGACGAACAGCGCGGTCGTTTGCATGGCGGTGCGAAATGATTCTCAACCTAAGCAAGGAAGAAGCGTTTGCAATTGCATCCGGTGCATTGCAGCGCCTCGAACGTCCATGCAAACCGCAACCATCCTTCTATCGAATCGAGAACGTTGGCGACTTCTGGGTCTGGTCGCCAACGGAAGGCAGAGTCTTTTTCGCACAGGCAAACGCAAACGCTTTTGCACTGCCGGAACTGACGCAGCGCGCGCCGTTTGCGCCGGGCGACGTGGTGATGCTGCGCGAGCCGTGGAAGCATCTACGCACGGAGCCGAACGGCGATCTGCTTGTCCAGTACGTGGACGGCGTAACGACGAAGTGCACGCCGGTTGGCGGCAAGTGGACGGTGCGTCATCCGTATGGATGGAATTCCAGTTTGAACATGATGACGTGGCTGAGCCGCATGAGTGCGCAGATCACCCAGGTATACCTGGAGCGCAAAGGCAGCCTGTCACCCTGGCAATGGATTTATGATTTTGTGTTGGTGTGAAGCAAACGTCACTCACATACACACCGTTCGGTCAGGCGTTCGGTCTGGCCGTTCGGTCGTTCGGTACCTCTGGTAGCCCTCCCCCCGTTCGCACCGTTCGGCGTTCGGTTTTGTACTGATATTCATGCGCTTCAAGTATTGACATTTGATTAAATGCCGTGTACAATAGGAGACGTAAGAGCGAGTTAGAATATCAGCAGGGGAGATAATCAGCATGGTAGAAATCTTCACAGGCCGCACACGGGGCAAGCAGGCCGCACGCTTCATCGAAAAGATTGAAGCGGCTGGCGGCGAGGTCTACGAGACGTGTGACGATCAGGAAATCGAGACCGGGGTGCGCTTCCTCGAAGTGCACTACGAAATGCCAGCAGAGACCGAAGAAGAAGATGAGGAATAGCCAACCGGGGGAGGTGACGAGCCTCCCCACTATCTACCACATCGGGAGGGGATACCATGATAGCTAGAATCGACATCATCGTTAGAACGTGGGCATGGGGACAGGGAGAAACGACTGACATCGTTGTGCACCGCCCCTGGAACTCCGTGCCGCGTCGCTACTTTGGCCGCCATAACAACGTCACGACCGCCAGCTACATGCGCATCATGCACATGGCGAGAGCGAACCGTTGGGGCGTCAACTTCATCTAGTCAACCGGGGGAGATCGTCAGGGTCTCCCCACTACCGAAAGGACTTGAGCAGACCATGAACGCCGAACAGAACGCCGAAAAAGCCAAGCAGTTGTTGCGCCATTACTTCCGCCTGGCTTTTGAGAAAAGCAACAATACCCGCTGGGACAGCGACAACGCCGCCGAAGTCTCGGACATCGTTGACCACATTATCAACGCCTGGGACAGCGACAACGCCCCCGTCCAGCCCGACGCCCTGACCCGCATCGCCGTGGCGCTGGAACGCATCGCCGACCGGCTGGACGGCTTTAGCGACAACCTGGCAGAAGACGCCTTGCGCTGATTGCCTAGGAGAGACTGACATGGAGAACACAAAGATCGAGTGGGCGCATCACACGTTTAACCCGTGGATTGGATGCGCAAAGGTGTCGGATGGTTGCCGGTTCTGCTACGCCGAAGCATTCGCCAGGCGCTACAACAAGGCCGAATGGGGACCAGCCGCGCAGCGCATACGCACCAGCGACGCCTACTGGCGCAAACCGTTGTCGTGGAATCGGAAAGCCAAGCAAGAAGGCCGGCGCTATCGGGTGTTCTGCGCATCGCTGGCCGATGTCTTTGAGGATAAAGCCGAACTTGATACCTGGCGTCATGACCTCTTTCTTATAATTGAGCAGACACAGTCGCTTGATTGGCTTTTACTTACCAAACGACCAGAAAACGTGGCGACCATCATCGAGCGCCATGTTCCACAGGGAATTGCAAACTACTTCGATCTCAATCCGCACGTCTGGATCGGTGCGTCAATCGAAAACCAGGAGCAGGCAAACAAGCGTATCCCCCATCTGTTGGAAATACCTGCACGAGTACGCTTTCTAAGCATGGAACCACTGCTCGACCCAGTAGACCTAACCCCATGGGTAAACAGTTGCCCCAGTTGCGGCGCGCATCGCAAGGATAGCCTCCCAAATATCAGTTGTGGCTACTGCGAAGAACAACCACGCGTCCGTGGCCTCCAGTGGGTCATCGTCGGCGGCGAGAGTGGCGCCAAAGCCCGCCCAATGCGTGAAAGTTGGGTACGCTCCATTCTCAATCAATGCCAAGTATCGGCAACGCCATTCTTCTTCAAGCAATGGGGAGAATGGGCGCCAACAGATCACTCTCCGACAGTAACCGACGTAATGAATCGCGTCGGAAAAACCGCAGCCGGACGCCAACTCAACGGGCGCACATGGGACGAAACGCCATGACCACCATCACCGACTACTCGCAGAAAGAGCTGCCGCAGAACATCCGCGACATGCTCGACGGCAAGCACGATGGCCGAGCGCTGGACGGCAAGAGCCTGGCGCAGGATGTGCGCGACCTGGGCGCAGCCAAAGAGCGCGTTAAGGCGCTGCTGTACATCGAAGGGCACGTAACCGGCGCTGACCTGTACACCCTGGCCGCCGATGAAATCGAGAGCCTGCGTGCGCAGGTGGAAGACCACATCGCCAATGCCCTGGTTAGGGCAAATCGGCAGGCGATCATCGTCGAGGCGCTGCGGCATATCCGGGAATTCAGCTTGTATCAACATGACCGAGAGGTTGCCACGCAGGTGCTGAGAGAGATTGGGGAGCAGTGAACCATGACTAACGGCATGGGATTTAAGACACTCATCTGGACGCACGTCGAACGCCCGTGCCGCTGCACGCCAGAGCACCGGCCATTCTGCCACCGCTGCGGAGGCACGGGCATCTACAAAAGCGCACGACTACGGAGGATTGACCATGTACATCAGCAGGAGACCGACGCCACGCACGGCGCACCTGACGCCGCAACCGATCACCAAGCAGCAGGTGCTTGACGCCGCTGCGCACTGGCGCAGGATCGCCAACGAGCAGGACGCCATCGCCGACAGCGAGACAGCGCAGGGTTTGCCGCGCGGCGACGTGTCCAGTTACCGGGCACGTGCCACACTATGGCATCAAGTGGCGGATGACTTGAAAGCGCAAGCGGAGGTGATGGCATGAACACGACCATAACTGTCAACATTGCCGACCTCGAAAAGGTCAAGGTCAATCTTGCCCACTATCGAAAACAAATCGAGCAAGCGGCAGAGCGTGAAAACACTTTGATGCGGCTCCTTGAGCGCGCAAACGCCGAACGGCAGCAACTCAAGGCGGAGATTGCTGCACTGAAGCGCCAACGGATTGCCGACCGCGACGCCATTGCGGAGTATCTGCGCAGGGCAATGTCGGATTTCCTCCAGAACACGATCAAGTTTCAGTTGCGCGAGACGCCGGATAGCTACGTTGTCGAAAAGGAGATCGTCAACGCGTGGTGGAAAGCCGCCAATACGAACTACGAAGACCTGGACGAAGACGATAAGTCCCTGTACATCTGCGACGCTGACGCAATCGTATCGATAGTGAGAGTGAACTGACACCATGAATACACCAACCTATGTCCCGTGGCTTGTCCTGGCAGGCTATGCAATCGCCACAACATCGCTGGTGCATCTCACCATCAAGATAGGCGCTGATGCTGCGCTGGCATGGCTGGCAGTTGCTGCAATCAGCGTTGCCGTTCGACTTGGCGAGCGGCATTTGAGAAGGACAGAAAGGATACAGTAGTGAGCAACGACACACGTGAAGCGGTTGCCAGCGTGCAACACGACATCTGGGCGCACTGGATGAAATATCTGTTTTCAGTTTGTTACGTGAATCATGACGGAACGGTGACGATCCCAGCGGACAAAGCAATTCGCTGGAAACGGCAAATGAATACTGAATACGCCAAGTTAAGCGATGAGGAACAGGAGAGCGACCGCAATCAAGCCGATAAAGTTATCGGAGTGCTGCAACAAATTGAGCAGGTGAAACCATGAACACCACGATGCGAGCGTGGGTAGTTCGTTGCGAAGGCGAGAGTTGCGTTGTCGTTGCCCGAACTCCAAATCGGGCAAAACAAATCACACAGCGTTCTGCAAAGGACGCCGGACTCGATGCGCAGTGGACGACTATCACCGTGCGCCGGGCAAAGCAGTTTGACTGTCTCGCTTTACACCGGGAGATCGGCCCCATCACGCCAAAAGTAGCGGAAACGATGGCGGCGCTATGACTGCCCGCTACGCCATCCAGCTTGCCGACTTCATGGTGTTGCGCCAGCGTGAACCGGCGCTCGGCATCGTGCTGGCCGCCAACGTCGAGCGTCAGCCGATCACCATCGGCAAGGAGCGCTTTGACGACGAAGCCGTAACGTTTGCGTGCCCGGCAGAACAGGCTGAAGCGCTGGTGCAAATCGTGCGCACCAAATACCGCCGCGACGAAGTGCGCATCTGGCGCAACGACACGGGAGCCAAGAGCGCATGGAGGCGGGTGTAGTGCTGCAACGAATCGGGCGAATCCGCCACAAAAGATGGCGTGCTATGCCACATTTTGTGGCATCTGCAGGTGTAGTGCTGCAACGAACTGCGACGCGTGCGTGGAACAGATGAAGGAGGAAAGGAAACAATGGCTAAAAAATCATATTTGACTGTCACTGATCAGTTTTGCGGTGCGGGCGGTTCCAGTATCGGAGCCACCGCAACCGGTGTTGAATTGCGGGTGGCGCTCAATCACTGGCAACTTGCCATCGAGACACACAACAGCAATTTTCCAAACGCGCTACATGATTGCACCGACATCTCGGCCTGCGATCCGCGCCGCTACCCATCGACGGACATCCTGATTACCAGCCCGGAATGTACCAATCATAGCTTGGCGAAGGGAAAGCGCAGGCACAGCCAACCCGATCTATTCGGCGCGAACGTGCCCGACCCGGCAGAGGAACGCAGTCGAGCGACCATGTGGGACGTGCCCCGCTTTGCGGAGTATCATCGCTACAATGCCATCATCGTCGAGAACGTAGTCGATGCGAAACACTGGGTCACATGGGACGCCTGGCTGCACGCCATGCAGTTGCTTGGCTACGAGCACCAGATCGTCTTTTTTAACAGCATGTTCGCATGGCCGACGCCGCAGTCGAGAGATCGCATGTACGTGGTCTTCTGGCGCAAGGGCAATGCACGACCTGACCTCGACTTCCACCCGGCTGCGCACTGCGAGAGGTGCGGCAAGACTGTCGAGAGCGTCCAGTCCTGGAAGCGCCACGGGCAACGGTGGGGCCGCTACGGTGCGCAATACGTCTACCGCTGTCCCACCTGCGCCGCCGAGGTCAAGCCGTTCTACAACCCCGCTGCTAGCGCCATCGACTGGACGCTGCCCGCCCCGCGCATCGGAGACCGCAATAAGCCGCTTAAAGGGAAGACGGTTGATAGAATCCAAAAGGGGTTGGACAAATACGGAAGGCGAGAATTGATCGTCGATACATCATTTGGCGACGGAGATCGCGCGTCGTTGGTGTCCGAACCACTGCGAACACAGACGACGCGTCAGACGATGGCGCTTATCATGCCCTATTACAGCACCGGCGTCGCCAGGCCAACCAGCGAGCCAATTCCGACCGTAACAACGACCGACCGGCACGCGCTTGTAGTGGCGCCTCCGTTCATCCTCGGCTACTATACGCGCGTATCTGGCGTTCGGGCTGCAATCAGCGGAGTCAATGAGCCTATGCCGACGCAGAGCACGCAGCCGCGTCATTACTTGGTACAGCCGGGCGGCGTGCCATCTGTCGAGGATTGCGGCTTTAGAATGCTGCGTCCGCACGAGATTCACAACGCGATGGCGTTCCCCTCCGATTATAAAGTCCTCGGCAACAATCGCGAACAAGTGCGGCAACTGGGTAACGCAGTCACGCCGCCAGTGATGAAACTGCTCGTTGAGCGTGTGGTGAGGGCACTATGAGAAACCAAACGTCATTCTTTGAGGACATGCGCCTGACACTCGAAGACGCCATCGGCCTAAGCGTCGCCAGCCTGAACGAATACGGGCAACGGTATCGACACTGGGCGATTGCCTACAGCGGCGGCAAGGACAGCACGGCAACAGTTGCGTTTGTGGCGTGGGCGATTCGCACCGGGCTGGTGCCTGCTCCGGCGTCGCTGACCGTGCTCTATGCAGACACGCGCATGGAGCTACCGCCGTTGCAGCAAAGCGCCATGCAGTTGCTGTCAGCATTGTCGGCGCAAGGAATCAGCACGCAGGTCGTGTTGCCGAAGATGGCGGACAGATTTTTCGTTTACATGCTTGGTCGTGGCGTTCCACCACCAAGCAACACGTTCAGATGGTGCACACCGCAACTCAAGATCGAGCCGATGCACGCAGCATTAGCCGACTTACGCCAGCGGCACGGCGAAAAGCTGTTGATGTTGACTGGCGTCAGAATGGGTGAATCGGCGGCGCGTGACCAGCGAATTGCATTGTCATGCTCAAAAGATTCCGGAGAATGCGGGCAAGGATGGTTTCAGGTCGCCACGCCTGACAGCATGGCAGACACGCTTGCACCGCTTCTGCACTGGCGATTGTGTCACGTGTACGACTGGCTCTATTTCGATGATCGGCACGGCTATGACGCTTCTGGAATCGCAGCAATCTATGGCGAGGATGATGTGCGAACTGGGTGCGTTGGATGCAATCTTGCCAGCCGTGACAACGCGCTAGAACGCCTGCTGCGCCGGCCTGAGTGGTCGCACCTGGCGCCGCTGTTGGAATTGCGCCCGCTTTACGCTGAACTGAAGCTCGCAAAAAACCGCAAACGCAAAGCCGAACCGGAACTGCGCAAGGACGGCACATTTGCAACGAACGTACAGCGTCTCGGCCCGCTGACAATGGATGCGCGTCGCTATGGACTTGACCGAGTGTTGGACATTCAGCGGCGCGCCGGCGTTGACCTGATCAATGATGAAGAGATCGCTCGCATCTTGGAATTGATCGCCGCCGACACCTGGCCGAACAAATGGAGTGGTGACGACATCGCTGGCGACAAGATGCTTGACGCAGTGAGCGTCACAACATTGGGCGATCTTGTGACGCAACCAATCCTGGTGCACCTATGAACTACTACATCTTCGACCGTGTACCGGGCTACCATCCAAAATACACGTTTGCGGTGTTGGCCGTCAACGCCAACGATGCACGGCAGTGGATGCGCAACGTCAACAAAGGCGGTGTGCTGATTCGCACGATCACAAGCGGCGAGGTAAAGGCCGACATGGGCGCATTGACCACAGCAGCAGAACACGTCATCAGGGAGAAGCGAGAACTTGAGGAAGGGGAGCTATGACACACGAACTCCGTCTCGACCTGGGCGACCGCAACGATCTCACCTGGGCGCAGCGCATCGTCACCAGCTACCACTACCTGCGCCGCCCCGTTGACCCGCGCGCACGCCCGATGGTCTACATCGTGCGTCACGATGCTGACACGTACCAGCGTCCCCTCGGTCTGATCATGCTCGGCATTCCGCACGCCACACGCTGCACGGGCTGGTGGGGCTATCCCGGCCTGCCGACACAGTGGCAGGTCGTGGACTTGTGCCGCATTTGGATTGACCCGGATTTGCAACCTGGTGGACGATGGTGCGACCCGTACACCGTCCCCGGCTTCTACGACCGCTGCGGCAAGTTTCGCCCGACTACACCAACATGGGCGATCAACGAGGTGCTACAGCGCGTGCAGGCTGACCGGGTGCGCCTGTGGCCTCCGGTCTATTTGGACCAGCCCTATCACATCCGGCTCGCCATCTCGTATCATGACCCGCACTACCACCGCGGCACCATCTACCGGCACAGCCACGCCACGCCGATGTACACCGACGCAACCGGCAACCCGATCCCCGGCTCGTCTGGTAAGTTCGGCTGGTGCTGGCCTCTGCCCGCGCCGGCCTGGGAATGGTGCAACCTGGCGGATTTGCGGGCAAGACAGATCAGGATGATATGATCTCTTGCAGCCAGTCGCTCCGACTGCGGAATTTCCGCAGTCACTTTCACACAAATGCATCTCACCAAACCGCAACACACAAGGAGCACGCCATGAAACTCTACGCACTTCTGATCGCCGTCGCCGCTGCCATCCTCGCCACCACTGCCGCCGCGCCAGCAGCACCCCGCTGGCCGTCCGCATCGCTCACCTACTGGCAGGAGGCCGAGCCGCTGCTCGACACCCTCGACATGGAATGCCGCGCCGGGCTGAAAGCCATAGGCGACCCGGACGCCATCGAGACCCCCCTCGACGCCGTGACAGCCGTCCAGGAAAGCGCCGCCGAGCTTGACCCGCCGCCCGCCTTGCTGCCGCTGCATACCCGCTTGGCCTACGCCGCCGAAACGTGCCGGAACACCCTCCAGTATGCCAGCGGTGCAACAAACAACGACGACATGCGCATCGTAATTCCCATGATTACCCAGTTCGGCATTGAGACGCTGCGCAGCCTCAATGAGGCACGCGTCGAAGCTGCCCGCTACGCTGCCACGGTCGGCGGATTCCCAGGACGCTAATGAGTTTGCCTGACAGGAGATAGAAAGGGGAAGCGCCCGGCCAATGGAGACCGGGCGCCTTGTCTTGCGGGCAGTGGGCGCTGAAAGGAAGGGCGTAAGAGCGAATTACAACCCATGCAAAGGAGAGTGCGCCGCGAGCCTGCCCCTCGTTGCATTGACAGCATAGCACGTCGCCCGCCCACTGTCAATGCACGGCGGATAAGTACCCTGGCGCACCCCTCCGCAAACTTCACATAAAACCGACTTTTTGCGCAGAGCTTACCAAGAGTTCACGGCTATTTTTAGCACAGTTTGTGCACAATTGGTCTACAATTGGTCGTAGTATTAAGAGCTTTACGAAAATCGCCTTTTTACTCTGGGCGGATTGTCATAAAATTGAGTTAGCGAGCAATTAGTGGACAATTAGTCGTAGTCTAGAGCATAGTTTTAGCACAGTTTGTGAAAAGTATACCGACTTTTTCGTAGACATAACGCAAAAATCTTCACGCAAACCATACGCAAACCTTGCAGGATGTATGTGCTAATCGGCGCAACTTGATAGTTACGTCAATTTCTGTAAGTGCCTCCCAGGAAATTTGTAGGTTTCATGGCGACAGTCCGCCAGGGGTCACTTGTCCCAGGATATATCCCCCTACGTGTATATATATCTAAAAGATATATACACTAGGGGGGATATCCTTTGGGACGGTGACACCCTGAGCGCTGTCGCCCGGCCTACCAGAAAACAAAATCGGCCGCCGACACGCAAAACGCCTTAGACGGGCTGCAAGGCGTCGGAAGTTGCGCTCATGGTAGATTGTACCTTTTTCGTATTTCCGTTGAACATGACCCCCGCCACGACCGAAAACGGCCTATCCGCTGCATATTCGCTGGAAGGATATTTTTATATCAGCCGAAACCGCTAAAAATCATGCAGGCTGATATGGTTGCCTGACAGGTATTGACAATTGCTTTGTTTGTGCTACAATCGGGGCTGTAGGAGCGAACAGTCAGGAACGTGCATGAAAGGAGCAAGCCAGTGATTCACCTATCAGATGCAGCCGCCGCACTGCTTGCGGATTGCGAAACCGCCGCGTGGCTGCAAGGAGCAGGCAATGACGTACCCGGAGAAATTTCAAGTCGTCGAAGCGTGGGTCAACACCGCGTGGGTGTCCGTCTTCTGGGATGGCCAGGGGTGGCGATTCTTCCACACTCGGCAGACTATCGAAACGGCCATCACGCACTGGCGACCGCTGATCGGATTGAAGGTGACGCATGACTAGCAATAAGCGGGAAGATCGCTTCTTTCACGTGGCCTTGACGGTCGCCAATGCGCTGGTGGTCAATGCCGTCGCGCAGCATGGCGAGTCGCAGGGCGTAGAGTTCGAGCCGCCATTGGCAACCATCGCTTGGCACGAAGGAAATTTCTACATTGTCAACGACGAAACGATGATTGCTGAAACTGTACCGCCGAACGATGCCGCTGAATACCTTGCTGCCGTATGGCTAGGAAGCTGGCTGGCACGCCGGGACAGCCGCTCCGCAATGGAACGTGCGATGCGCGAGAAGGGGCGACAGCTTGGCGTCTTGCAGCGTGGCGGCAGCCGACCCGCCGAACGCCCGGACGATGGACGCAAGTCCAACCGGGTGGGCACGCCTATCCCTGGCAGGCTCGCCAACCGTTTTGTACTGTCGCCTTTCTCCGCGGGCAAGGGAGAGGGATACTCGACAGCCACGCTGACGCTGACGCGCTGCAACACCTGCGGCGCGCTGTTCATCAACCCCTACACGGAGTGGGCGAACGGAACATCCTACCCGCACCCAGGCCAACCGATGCAGCACAAAGACGACTGTCCGATGAAGGGTGCGTAAGCGTGGCGTCCGGTCGCACGCACGCGCGTGTTGCTGCTGTCTTGCAGGTTCCGCTGACGATAGCGGGCGCCGTTCTGTTCCTGTCAGGCGACAGTGACTTGGGCGTCGGCTTGGTGATCGGTGGCTTCTTGGGGCTGCTGATTACACCGGACATCGACCACCACGCGCGCACGGTCGAGGAGGTGCGCTTCTACCAACTCGGCAAAGTGCCGGGTGTGGTGTGGGAGTGGCTTTGGTACGGCTACGCTTTGTTCGTGCCGCACCGAGGCTTGTCACATTGGCCGGTCATCGGTACGCTGTCGAGGATGCTTTACCTTGCCGTTCTGCTGCGCGTAGCGTCGTGGCTGCTGGCAGGCTTTACCGGCGACGTATGCCACTTCGCTGACTGCGAAGGCGTAACCGTTCCGCTTGGCGCAATGGCGCTCTTGTTGAGCTACCAGTCACTTTGGGCGGGCGTCCTGCTTGGCTGGATCATGCAGGACTTGGGACATCTGTTACTCGACAGGTGAGAAGGTTACGCCCGGCTTGCATCGTAGCGAATCCGGTTGCGCGCCAGCGTGTCGTACCAGAAGCGCAGCCACGTGCCGCCCAGCGGCTTTGGCGGCCTTCCCTTCTCGATGTGGTAGCCCTCCCCGGCTGCCCATTCGTCTTTGTACGTTGCAGAGGACACATGAAGCTGATCGTAGGTGTACGTGTGTCCTTGCGATGTGACGCCCGCCTTCGGTATCCACATCTGCCACGCTTCGTGGATATGGCCTGACAGGAAAATGTGAGCGCCGTCAATCATGGCCGAACGTCGATTCGTGTCGATAACGCCGCGCGTCACCGCGCCGCCGCCGCCTGATCCATGGTGGTAGTAGCAGCGAAACGCCGAACGCGTGCGCTTCTCCGCCTCGCCTGACAGGAATCGAAAGAGCATCCAGCCGCTGTAGGGCATAGCCTCCACGCCAAGCGCAGCCGCAAGCCGTTTGGTCGGATTCGTGCCAAGCCGTTTGCGCACCGCTGACTCGTGGTTGCCTTCGCTGACCATGAGGATGTTGGAAGCGTAGGGAGAGAGGAACGCTTGTGCATCGATGAGTACCTGATCCAGGTAGTCAATCAGGTACTCGGCCTTCATCGATGCGCCGTCTCGCCGTGGGTCGTCACGACCTTGCATCAAGTCGAGCGTGTCGCCAAGCAGGATGATTCCTGCTTGGCGCTCCATTGCCTGATCAAGATGCGCCCGCAACAGCGTTCGGTCGCAGTGCGGATTGTCGAAGTGAATGTCGCTGGCGATCAGGAAGTGCCGCTCCCATCCTGCCGCAGCGTCATCGCTTTCAATCAGCAGGACATTGCTTGCCTTTCGTCGCACCGCCAGCCCCGCCGATTGTGTTTCGCTCACTGTGTTGGTTCCTCCGCTAATCCTTCCGGCTGACCCGCACTCGGCGCCACAAACCCCACGTCCGTACTGACAATCTGCCAATCATCTGGCACGTCTAGCAACTCTCTCGCCGTCGCAATCACATCATTGATACGCTGCTGCTGCTGCTGCAACAGCGCCTGCATCGTCTGTTGCTCTTGCAGTGCCCGCTCCAGGATGGCCCGTGTCTTGGCCGGTAACGCAATCGGTGTCACTTTCTTACTCATCTTATTCTTCTTCCTGTTGGGTTGGCATTGCTGTCAGCGCCGCCAACATCTCATTCATACGCGTTGCAATTTCCGCCGCTGCCCCGGCCTGATCATCTAGCCAGTCAGCCACCGTCCATGTCCAGGCTGGCAGCGCCAGCAGCATATTGATCAGCCGCGTGATCCCCTCCTTCGCCGGGTCGGGCATTCCCGGCATTGCCTGCGGCGCGGTGAATCCGCCCAGATTGACGCCCTGCACGGCGAGAGCATTCTCCAGAAAGGTGCGCTCCGTCCGTGCGATCTGCCGTGCAATCAGATGCTCTGCTGTCGCCTGTCCTGCCATTTCAAGCACATCGATCTGCATGAGAATCGCTGTCGCCGCCTTCCAACGTTCGACGCCAACGACCGTCAGCGCGCCAGCCACCTGCCGCCGAAAGGTCGGCGAGGCGACGAACGTTTCGATCTGTAGTGAATCCGATAGCATAAGACCCCTCCTTTATCTCTTGTACACACAGTTGATTGACACGACCTGATTGGCGTTCACTGCCGCGCTAACGCGCACAATGCCGGTTGACAGTACATCCAGCGAACAGCCGAGGTTATTGGCTGTCGTTGCAAATTTCTGGTGTACGGAAGGTCGCAAATCGGCGACCAGCGTCGCAATAGTGGCGTTTGCGGCCTGATTGCTGCTCGGCAACACCAGCCCCCTCAGCACCACCCAATCGCCAAACACGGCATACTGCGCAGTCGCCCACCCCGATCCGTTGTTACCCCAGGGCGAGGTGAGCGTGAGGGTTGTCCAGGACGTACCGATTGTGCCACCTGATCGCACGTTGGCGTTGAGCAGGATCGTAGTGGCATCTAACGTCGTCGTCCCGGACTCATTCGCCAACGTGACCGAGTTGCCACCGGAAAATGATGTGCGCACCATCAAACCGATTGCATATACGCCCGCGTTGGTCGCCACACCAAAGTACGCGGTCGCATCGCCATTCAAATAGCCATGAGCGAAAGCACGCAGCACATTGTGCGATGCACTCGCCTTGTACGCTCGGATACCAGCAACTCGATTTGTGTTCGTGATCGGAAACGCCGTGCCCCAGTCAATGGTGCGCATTTCCGGTGCTGTCGGCTCTGTCGTAGTCGCCAACAGCCCAATGCCACTGGATGTGTTGAAATGCACCTGCGTGACGCCTGCTGTCTGCGCTACAATCTCACCACTGTCGATGTTCCAGCCGTTGAGATTGCTGTTTTTTGTCCCGCTGCCTACCCGGATGCTGGCCCCGTTGATCAGCGTCGAGATGCCTGAGTTGGCGAGGTTGGTGTCGGCTTTGCCAGCCAGCCCGGTTGAGAGCGCGGTCGTCGTCGCGGCGTTCCCACTTACCACGTTGATTGCCCCACTCACCGTCAACGTCGTACCGTCCCAGGACATATAGTTACTGCCTGCTCCGGCGTTGACGTAGAACCTACCGGCGCTGTCCATGTAGGTGCGCCAAGCCGTGCCTGTCCAGTAGCCCATATAGTCTGCGCCAAGAAGCAGACCGGCATAGCCTGCACCCGGATTCGCCCCCCAGTTGACGCCAGGATCGACCCGGCTTTGAATAATGCCACCCGACGAGATGGCGGTCGTAATACGCCCATCGGTCAACTCAGCCGGACGACCGGTCAGGTTCGTACCCCACGCTGCCCCAACCGTTGCATTGTCAGCAGGCTTGCCTGTACCAGTCACTTGCGTTGACCACGTTACACTGCTCTGCGTCGCCAGTGCGCCTGCATCTGAGAAGGAACCGATGCCCGACGATCCGGACTGGATGACGATTGCACCGTTGATGGTCAACGTCGTGCCATTCCATGCCATGTAGTTACTGCCTGCTCCGGCGTTGACATAGAAGCGCCCGGCATTGTCCATGTAGGTGCGCCAAGCCGTGCCTGTCCAGTAGCCCATGTAATCGCCACCGAGCAGCAGACCGGCATAGCCCGCGCCAGGATTCGCACCCCAGTTGACGCCAGGATCGACCCGGCTAACCACGATGCCGCTAGAGTTGAGCGCCGCAGGTATACGCCCATCGGTCAACTCGGTCGGGCGACCGGTCAGGTTCGTTGCCCAGGCTGCTCCCACTGTCGCGTTGTCAGCAGGCTTGCCTGTACCGGCGACCTGAGTCGCCCAGTTTGCGCTGTTCGCCGTCGCTAGCGCGCCCTGCCCGGCGATGGAGTTGGCGGCCCCACCCGGCGTTGATGCGCCTGCATAGTTGACGCCCGAAAACGACCCGGTGATAACGACTGTGCCGCGCACGGTGAGGTTCGTACCATCCCAATGGATGCCCTGCGCTAGTGCTCCGGTTGTGATTGTTCCGACCCGGAATTGATAAGCACCCCCGGACAACCCCATCCAAATACCGGAGTTGGTAAGCGGCGCGGTCGGCAGGGGCGACCCCATTGCGAAGGATGGTGCGTTGTTGCTACTGCCCGCTGAGAGCAGGACGGTATTGTTCGCTCCATCGTAGAGAGCGAGCGGCACGTTGCGCAACTCGACCACCTCCGACGAGGCTCGGAAATACCGACTGGTCACCGTCGTGCCATTGCCGGCAAACAAGCCAAACTCATTGGCGACGTTGGTGATGCCGCGCAGATTCCCGAAGCGTGCGCGCACCGTCTGCGTCGCCGGATGCGTCTGCCACGTGACGACCTGCGCGTAGGGAGAATTTAGCCCATACGCTCCGTCGATGGCGTTGACTTCGTAAAAGCCGTTCCCCGAAACGCCGAAATCGAGCACGAGCGCATCGACCGGAATCACGCCTGTGGCGGCGCCCGCAGTGGCGTGCCGCGTGAATGTCCACGTCTGCGTGCCATCCGTCTGATCGGCATAGGCTGTCACCGTACCCCATGCCCACCCGACCGTGAGCGATCCGCTCGCTCGGCTGAATACGCGCATGGCAACGAAATCGCCGGTCTGGAATACCGCCATGTTGGGCGCAGAAGGCAGGTCACGGACGCGCAGCGTTCCGGTAGCACCCGCAGCAGGCAGCGTGAAGGCAACTGCTACTACCGCCACCGACTTGGCAATGATCTGCCCCCCGGCCAACGCCTGCTCAAGGTCGGCAATAAAGCTCTTGACGTGCATCTCGTCAGCAAAGAGATAGCGAAAGTCGCCCTCGCCCAAATCAGTGATCCGCCAGCCGGTCGTCTGGCTGGCATAGCTGCTCGCCTGAATCGCATCGCCGCTCGCCATGCGCACCAGTCCGCTGCCTGGATTGAGGATCAGGTCAAGCGTAGGAGAGATCGTCATGCTGACGCCCGCTGCCGTGTCGAGCAGAGGCGTGCGCACCCTGGTCGTACCGGTCAACTGCACCAACGTCAGGAAGCCGCTCGCATCGCTTGCCAGCAGGCGCGCAGCCGCTCCTGGATCGCTGCTGCTCGTGATAGCGTGCGTGTGATCTGCTCTCGCGAGATTTGCACTTGTCCCTGTCGTGTTCGTGCTGGCGACATTCAGCGTCGAGGCTGAACCAGTCGCAATCGCATGAGTATGATCCGCACGCACCAAATTTGTACTTGTGCCTGCTGCATTCGTTGTCGCGGCACTCAGTCCAACGGCCGCGGCTGTCGCAATGGCGTGCGTGTGGCTCCCGGCCGCGCTGTTGGTCGTTGCAGCGGTCAAGCCACCCGGCGTCGTCAGTGCCACCGTATCGGCTGCGACCGTAATCCCGTCGCCAGCACCAACCGCAAATGCGCCACTCACGAATGTCAGCCCGCTTCCGGCAAAGGTCGAGAGCGCGGTATAGGCAGGCGTGTAGGGAGATGCTCCTGTAACCGGCACTTGGTATTGCGCACTGCCATTCGCCAGCCCAACGGTATCGGCGGCCACGGCGATCAGCGTGCCCGCTCCGACGTTCAAAGACACGTCTGAGGATAGTGCTCCGCCACCGGTCAGCCCGTTCCCGGCCAGCACCTGCCTCGACGTGCGCACCACGGTATTGTTGACGGCGACCTGCTGACCAGTAACGCTCATGCCGTCGCCAGCGGTCACCGGCGAATGGTGTGCGGAGGCGTTCCCGGCGTGCGCGATTATATCCGTCTTCGTGGCTGCCCACGGCGCCTGTGCAGCGCTTAGCAGGCCGGTATGGCTTGGACCATCCAGCGCATGAATCGCCATCCCGCCCGCCGCACTGCCGGAGCCTCCGACCGCTTCGGCGATCCAGCCCCGCACAATGGCCTCAAGTCCTGTTGCCGCCTCGGTGTATCGCTGCATTTTATCCCTCGCTCAATCCTTGCCCCCACCCCTTCGCACTGGTAGGCGATACGGTGTAGGTTTGCGTGCGAGCGTCATACTCGACTTCTTCGGCGTACATCCACGACATATTCGACAATGTGTCGTCCAGATTCCCCGGCCATGCGATGCGCACCCACTCACCAGGGAAGAGAGACCCTTCGTCAATCGGGTCGCCCGAAATGCCCTTCACGCCTTGCGCCGTCCAGGAAATGCGCGGCGTCGTCGGCGGCGTCGTGGAGGCTGGCGTAATCAGCACGCCCCGCTCCTCCGTCACCTGCACGGCAAGCCGATACACATCGGTCGTCCCGTAAGTCGAAGCGCCCATATCGAGCAGCTTGGCAACCTCTACCGCCGCTGTCGTGTCGCCAGGTCGGTAGATGATCGACAAAATACCGGTCTTGTTGTCAGTTGCCGTCCCATACACCATTACGCCTGTGATGTACGGTGCGCAAGCATAATTGAGGATGTCAATCATCTGCGTGCCGGTGTCGTCCTCTCCCCACAGACGATAGGCAAGATTCCATGTCGTGCTCTGATAGGCAGTGCCATCCCACAGGCGCATGTTCGACGAACCCGCCGCCGTGTCGATAGCGACGGCGTAGTAATTCTCCGGGTCTGGATCGCCGTCCCGCTCGATGACGATCCAGAAGTCGCCAGGCAAGCCGCCCTCGTCGTAGGTAAAATCGAACATCTTCCAGGTCGCTGTCGTGCCGATCTCCGCGGCGGTCAGGTAGGAGGATGCAATTTCACTGCCCGGTGCGCCGCCGTCGTCGATGCGAACGATGACGGTCAACCAGTCGCTCGGATTGCCAATCTTGCGCACCTTGAGCGCCACTCGCCCAAACTTCGCCCACGGTTGCGTCAGGGTAATTCGCTGCGCAATGCGCAAGCCGACCAATTCACAGTTGATCCCCGATGTGCCCGGCGTCACCGAAGTCGGCGCGGCAGTCAAGCTGACGGCGTTTCCCTGCGTAATCGTCACCGTGTAGCCCGACACGTTTTCATCTTGAGTGAGGCTGTCCCACTTGAACGCCGTCGCGATATGCGTATTGCCGTCGCTGGGTCCATCATCCATGATGTAGTGCCCATCGTTGTACAGGCTTCCTGCGATACGGATTGGGTTGTACCGCTCGAAGGCTGACATGTCGGTATACTTCAAGTCATCCGACATTTCAATGCGGATGGACGCACTGTCCACGATCTGCGTGCCCTCGAAGCTGGTCGTCTCTTGCACCTGCCACAGGCCATTGTTGGCGACTGCGTTCGAGATGCGAAACCGGTCGCCCACCTTGATGCCGTCAGCGTGCAGCCTTGCCCCGATGTCACACAGCAGGTTGCGCCCGTCGATATTGTCCGCAAAGCCAATGTCGTCACTGTCATAGATTGCCCAGCCGACAACCTGCTCGGCATTGTCGGATTCGTACTCGATGCGTCCGCTCTCTTGTGCGTAGTAACGCCATTCCGCCGTTGTCAGCAGCCCCTTGCAGAAGAGCGTCGCCTTCGTTTCGCCTCCACCAATTGACGGGTTGCCGGTTGGCGTGGCGATCCGTTCCAGCATCCTGTCGCGCAGATTCACCGCAACCGCTTCCGTCATCTCACTGCGCGATAGCACCATCTCCTTGATACCGTAGTTGCTGATCGACACGTCACTTTGCGCCCATTCCGTGTCGCCGCGCTGCACCGTCCCGTTCGGGTCGCTGTAGGTGTAGATCGTCTTGATACGATTGCTCATGCCATCCAGGGACAGCGTAGCCGTTACGCCTGAAATGGATACCTCAATCTCGTTGACGTACCCGATCCACACCGTCACCCCGGCGTCATTGATGATGCGCACGCCGAAGCGCAGCCACGCCGACAGCGAAGCCAGGGCGTCCGGGTCACCGCGCACATCAATGCGCGCCGTTTTGTAGCCAATCTTGTCGTTAGCTGATAGGCGACCGACCGTTAGTGTCAGATCGTCCGGCGTGTTGATCGGTGCGAAGTCTCGATTCAGAATCACGGCGTGCAGCGTCATGCCGATAACCTCCGTGGCCGATACCACGCACGCACCGTCACAATGTTGGTGGGCAACGTCCCGGTCTGCGTGTCAACCAGGATAATAAGCCGCTGATTCCTGCCAGGAAAGACATTCAGCTTGCCAGCAAATGAGCCGAAGACGAACGAACGCTGTGAAGATTGCAGGAGCCACGCCCGATCTTCAATCCAGTCGAAGTTCAGCACGCCCCCGACAGCCACGACGCCACCCATCTGGCTGATTCTCGAAAACGCATCGGTGGGCAAGATGAAAAGCTCATTCAGGTCAACAGAGCCGGAGCCGAACCCCTGCACGATGATGCTTAGCGCCGCGTTGCTTGACGTACCGCCGCCCGGAGGCAACGGTGTGCCGCCCAAGTCCAACAGGCGGCTGCTCCCGCCCTGCACGGAGACCGAAGGTCGCCACACCTCCCCGCCGCCGCTCTGGATGGACGCGCGGAAGAAGGCGCTTGTCGTCGTGTTGGCCGCCGTCGTTGCCAGTAGGCGAAAGCGCCTTCCTGCTGCGCTTTCCACCGCCGTTGCGCCAAGCGTAAACGCCTCGACCGTCTGCCAGATGTTGATCAGACTCACGCCGCCCACCGCCGAATTAATCAAATGCGTCATGTTGGCGGGCGCGCCTTCAGCGTTGTTGCTGAAGTAGAAGTTGCGTGAGGACAGCGTGCCAGCCGTGTTGGTGATCTCCATCCGCACTGGCGCTGGTACGTCGCCGCCGATGCTCGTACTCTGAATGTTGGCGTAGGGCAACGTGGTCAGTGTGATGTTGCGCCCGCCTACGCCATCCGTCATGTTGGCGGCGGTAGACATCGGAATCTCTTGCTCTGCGCCTTCCCAGAACGGGTTTCGCTCGACAATCAACCTGACAGGCAAAATGTTGTTGCCCCACGCCCGGAAGGTGTCCTTATCGGGCAGCAGTGCGCCGTCGAAAATCTCCGAGCGCAGATAAGTCGCCTCATTCATCGGGCGCCATTCCAGGTAGATGCGTGCGCCCGCCTGATTCTTGGCGCGCGTCTGCGCTCGATGCAGCAACCGCAGGATGGACGTTTTCGCCGCGTCCACTGCCGCCCGATTTGCGCCATACAGATGAAGCTCAATCTCTTCCGTCAACGTCTTTCCGGCGTCGTAGTCTGCCATGCTTGCCTGCGTCGGCGTGTAGCTCATCAGCCGAGAGGACGTAGCTGTCAAATCGAACGTCACACTGAGGTCAGGAGCCGACAAGCGCAAACTGTGTGTCATAAGTCCCTCAGTAGTAAGAAAATGCCGACGATGCCACCCAGAACAATCATTACCTCAATCACGACAACACCCACCAGCACATTGATGATTGTGCTCATGTGCCTTGTCAAGCGCTCGACAGCAAAGTTCAACGTGTCGGTTGTCTGGCGAATGAAGTGAATCTCCGCTTGCAGATTGCCCATTGAGTTTTGTTGCTGCCTCGTAGCCGAGCGGGTTGAACGTGTGGCGGGAAAGAACCGATACCGGTTATCGACCTCTCGCACTCTATCGTATGCCTCTTGCAGATTGTCCGTGTCGTTCAGGGACTCGGCCAGCATTCTGCCCATGCGCCACGCGCTGACATCCTCGATCCCGCTTGGGTCAGCCACGGCGATTACATCCATGCCGGCGCGCGTGTAGATGTGCGCTGCACTGTCGGACTCGCACATATTCAGCACCACCCACGACACCCCGGCCTCGGCAAACGCTACGGCCAGAACGCCATGCGGTACGATGCCGGATTGCAGCAGGACACCTTCGGCGTTGGCGTGCGAAGCTACCCAGACGCCATCGAAAGGCGCCATCGAAACCAGTGCGTTGTAGACATCATTCTCGGTGACGGTGCCTTGCAGAATGTGACGAGGACGCAGCGAATTTACCACCGACATCGCTTCTGGTACGACAAATTCCAGATCGGGGTGGAACGGTGCTATCAGAAGCGTCTCACACATCTAGCAAGCCTTTCAGGTAAGAGGAATCGTTTGTGAATATCACTATAGCTGATATTCACACTCAATTGCAAACTTACCATATCACCCCTACTGGTAGAATCGTCGGGGATCGGGGGAAACCCCCGACGATGTTCTAGCTCGCCGAGTGCAGGTTGACGACCTCGTACACGTACTGTGCCACCACCTGATCGGCGTCCCCGTAGACGCCTGTCACCGTCACCACATGGCGCTCTGTCGCCAGAGACGCCGACACGATGACGTTGTCGCTAGGCGTCAAGACAATTTCTACCGACGCAGCAGACGACACCGCCGTCGCTTCTCGAATTGGCGTGCGTGTCAGCGCGTCGTCAACCCGATAGGTGATGCTGGTAGGCTGCTGAAGCGTCCCCGCTTTGTTGAGGAAGCTCGCCAGCAGATAGGCCGTGCTCTGTTCGTTCACCTGCTGCATGGCACGCTCCTAGCTAATCGTCAACGAAACGTCCACTGTCCACGTCTGCCCGCTCGCCTTCGTGCCCTGCGCACTGACGCGCCGGTTCAGGTTCGTTCCGGCGTTGCTGTTGCCGTTGACAATCGAGAACTCGTTCCAAGCAATGTTGGCGTCATCGCTGCCGAAGACGGCGCGCCACGTCACCGTTTGTCCGCTGCGACTCGGATAGCCGGACTCCATCGGGCGAAACGTCGTTGTACTGCCGAGTAAGCCAGTCTGTGCCGCCGCCGCCGCCGTGCTATCCTCACCGACGCCGATATAGGCGTTGGCGTTGGCGTAGGTCGTGCCGCCCGCACCAATCAGCAGATCGAGCAGCAACTGAATGCCCTCGTTCAACAAAACATTCCCTTCAATCTCCGAGACGCCTGGCAGGACTTGCCCATCTTCGCACGGGATGGGCGTAGGCGTCCCCGCCTGAAACGCTGCGTTGTCGGCGTAGCGGCGCACCGTCCAATGCGTGCAGTAACTCAGTTTGTCGTCAATCATTCCCTTCTCCTTCACATTGAAAATTCGATTGAGCGTTGCGCCCACTCGAAGACAGCTCTACGATTTTGCCAGCCGATGTCAATCTGTCGCTGCAACCAACCGAACTCGACAGAACGTTGTAACCAACCGAACGCAATCGAGCGACGGCGCACCGCAAACGTAATGGAGACAATGCGTGTTGCGGAGTCGAAACTAGCCGTCACGTCCACGCCAGCGCCAACGTCAACCACTGCCAGCGCCGCCGCCAATGCGCCCAGCGTTTCCGCCGCTTGCCCAACGTCCGACACCGGCACGCTGACCGCAATGTCGCCCGTGCCATCAACCGCCGCCGCCGCTTCGCTGACCGCAATCAGCACGCCAGCCAGCAGTCCGTCAATGCCCGCCGCATTGTCGCTAAGCGACAGCGCAACCTGCGCAACCGTCGCCTCACTGCCTACCCCGGCGTCACTGATAAGCAGCGGATCGAGCGTCACCGCAATCGACTCACCGCCCGTCGCCACTTCAAACAGCGATACCAACGTTGCCGACAGCAGCGACAGGCCGCTTTGCCCTGTGCCGATCTCCGCAACCGTCAACGAGGCCGCAATCGGCGCCGCTTCCGTGCCACTGCCCGACTCGCCAACCGTCAGCGTCACCGTCATGCTTAGCGACTCGCCGCCGCCTGCATTCTCCGTTACGTCAATCTGGACGGCTGGCACAAGCACGGCGTCAGACCCTGCGCCGCCCTCTGTGATTTGTTTCAGCGCCTCTGTCAGCAGCGCCAGGGTGTCCGTGGCCTGTGCACTGTCGCCCACATTCAACGCAACACTGACGGAGGCTGCATCTGTTCCGCCGCCGCTGTCGGCCAACGTCAACGAAACCAGCGGGGACAGCACGCTATCCATGCCGCCGCCTGACTCGCCAATCTGTTTCAGCGCAGCAATCAGCAGCGTCGCGGCGTCGCTTGCACTCCCTGTGTCCGACACCGACACCGTCACGACAGCAAACGCCGCGGCATCGTCACCTGTCCCCGATTCACTGACAGGCACGCTTGCCGACAGGCTGGTAACAGCGTCCGTCCCAGTCCCGCTGTCAGTCAGCGCAGCCAGCACACCAGCCAGCAGCCCGTCAACGCTTGCCCCGGCGTCGGTCACGGTCAACGTGACTGTCAGGGTATGCGTCTCTAGCCCGCTTCCACTCTCGACAACAGGCACGCTCGCCAGCACGTTGTCAGGCGTATCCAGCCCGCCGCCCGTTTCATTCAACGCCAGCGCCGCCAGCACCTGCGCCAGCGCGTCAACGCTTGTCCCTGTCTCCGTTGTTGGCACGCCCGCTGCGCCGCCGAAGGATTCATCCCCTGCGCCGCTGTCATTAAGCCCCAGGCTCACGCCAAGCTGCGCCAGCGCGTCAACGCCTGCGCCGCTGTCCGTTACGTCAACCTCTAGCGCGCCGCCGCCCAGGTCAATCGCCGTCCAGGTATCGGCGTAGCAGTTGGTATTGCCGCCGCCATACCCGGCAATGCCGGGCGCGCCGCTGGTCAGTGTCGAGTGTGTCGCCTCGACCAGCAGATCGCCGTTGACATAGCCACGCAGCGCAGTGCCTTCCACCTCCAGCCGCAACGTGTAGGCGGTGGATGTGTTGGCCGTGAATCCGCTTGACGAGGCCAGCACCGTCTCAGCGCCGCCGTTGATGTAGACCAAATACGCGCCGTACCCTCCGAAGATAATCAGCGCATAGTACGTCACGGTGCTGGCTGCCGTCAGGCGTGCGGCGGGTCCAATGCCGTGGCCGTCCGTTGGCGCACGCCCAACGATCTCAACCGAGTAGTCATTGCTGTCCATCGCCGCGCCGATCCAGCGCAGCTTTCGATAGCTGCTGCCCGTCGTGTAGTTGTAGACAGTGTTGCTATTGATTCGCCAATCGCCGCTATCCTCAGACCAATCTGATCCCAGTGACGTGCTATTGGCTCGGTTGAAATCGTCAGACCGTGTTGTCATGATTCAGTTACTCAGTTCGGCAGTACGACGCCGCTGCCTGAGAAGGTGCGCTGCACCGCGTTGCCGGGGAATGTCATCGGCTGCACGGTGGGTGCGATGTACTGCCGCAAGCAGAGCGTCGGGTACGTGCGCTCGCCTACCGTGCGTGGTGTACCACATACCGGGTCGCTTGCTCCGCTGACAATGCGTCCCCACTGCGTTGCCCAGAACTCGCCACGAGGTGCGGGGCGAATCCCGCTGCCGCCCAGATACCAAGCAAACTCAATACGCCGATCCAGATTGCGGATTCCGCCTGTCGGCGTCCAGGTTGCCGGGTTTGCCGGGTCACCGCCGTGGAAGTAGTTGGGGTTAATGTTGAAGCCGAAGTCAGGCGCCCATCCGCCGCTACCGCCTGCTCGTGCGTACCACGACTCGAAGTTGACGGAACAGCCAAGCTCTGTCGGCGTCATAACCGGCCGCACGCCGGTGTCATTACCGCAGATCGGGACAACCTGCGGGCCTGTGCTGTTGCCGACGCCGAAGTCCAGCCAGCCCGTAACGAAACTCACCGCGCCGGTTGCGTCTCGCACCCAAAGCTGATAGGAGTGGAAGCGACTCACGCGCCCGCCAGGGTGAAAGTCAAGGTGAAAGATACCGAACCAATCCTGATTGCTGAATCTGCCCGCCCACTGCTTGAACGCCGTGTGCTTCTCGCATGGCAAATTCTCAGCAGGCGTCATCGCTGCATGGTCGAAGCGCGGCGAGTATCCAGCGTCCAGCACCCACTGCGATACAGGGTCGCCGTGCTCGTGCGCCGTGCATCCGTCGTGCGCAATGCCGGGTGCGTGCCATGTCGCCTTGTCAATGCCTGGTGCTTGCGTCGCTGTCGGTTCCGGCGTCGCTGTCGGTGGCTCTGTGGTTGGCGTCGGTTCAGGTGTCGGTGTCGGTTCCGCTGGCTGGAAAGGCTCGCAATCCAGCGTGATCCGCCCGCCGTCGCCAACCGTGATGGCGCACAAGAACAAGTCTTGTGCAGATGCAGCGCCAAAGGCAGCCAGCACCAGAGCAATAGCCACGATGAAGATGATCGATGTTCTCTGCATGGTTCCCCTCATTGACTTAACGTAACGTAGCCTTGACGGTGGGCGTCACTGCGCCCGTTGCCGCCACTTTCACGCGAACAAACTCGCCTGCAATCGGCGTGCGAAAGAGGCCGGTCTTGGATGCGCCCGACAGTGAAGCGTTGAGCGTGTAGGTGTTGCTGGTCAGCGTGCCTGTGGTGTTGAAGGTATGTACGATCTCCGTTGCATCCGCCCACAACTCCTGATCGGGGCTGAACTGCACCGTCACCACCACCGAGCCGGTTGTCGCAGCGTCTGTGGCTGCGAAAATTTCCACTTGACTGTAATTGCTGGTGCGTGAGTTGTCGATACCCTGCACGAGTAGCGGCGCTTCGCTGTAGGTTGTGCCGGTCGTCACCGCTGTGGGCGGGTAGAGCGTCACGGTGCGCGGCGTCGCAATCTGTGCAGGCGGCGCAGCAGTGACAGCCGGTGTGCCCCACAACGTCGCCAGCAGCCCCAGCAGCAGCACGAAAGCGACTACGATCCCAAATCCAGACTTCTGCATGATGTGTTCCTCCCGGAAACTCTAGCCATTCCTGTCAATCACTTGCTTGATTCGATAAGCAAGTCGCTCTATGTCTACGTCGTTCGTTACGGTCGCATGTACCGTGACGCTGACGGGATTGCCGGTCAGCATTCCTTGCATTTCCCGATTGTTGTACACCTGACTGCCGCGCGGCAGGCCGACCAACTCCGGCCCATTCTCGCCAACCAACGTCAAGCCGCCCGGCGCAAACGAGGTGCCGAGACGATTCCCGCCAAACAGATCATTCCACGCCTGCCCAGCGCCACCGATGGCGTCGTTGACCGCTTGACCGGCCTCACCAACGGCCTCCTGCGCACCTTCTACCGCGGCACCGATACCGGTCACGTTGCCAAGTTCAGCGATGATACCGGCGATCATGTCCTGGAGGGCTTTCAGGACTGCGCTGCCGAGGTCGTTGAACGCACCGCCGATCATGTCCCACTTGATGGACGTGATCGCATTACGCACAGCCGCCGTGAAGCCGCCCCAGGAGATGCCGCCGCCGCCTTCCTCACCGCTGCCGCCAATCATGGACGCCAACGCGCTCACCATGTTCTTGCCGAGCGCCGACCAGTCCATCGTCTTGATTTTCTCACCAAGCGAATCCACCATAGCGACGAAGTCCCACGATGCCGCTGTCCAGTCAACTGCGCTGATCGCCCCGGCCACGCCGTCAACGATTCTCTGATCCAGCCCCTGCATGGTCGTGTCAATCTGCGTCCACAGCCCCGCCATTGCGTCGGTCAGGCCAGCCCCTTCGTTGAAGCCAGCCCACAGCCCGGTAATGGCGCCCAGGATGGCGTCACGTAGCCCAACGAACGATTCACCGATGCTGGCAAAGTCCAGGTCAGTGATCGCCTGCTCAATCGACATGCGCAGCCCGTTGAAAGCGAATGCCTCCCCTTCGGGCGTAGAGGACTCACCAAACAGCGCCCCGATGCCATCCACGATGGACTTGACGAAGTTCCCAAAGCTGAAACCTGCGCCCGCCCAATCAATCTCGTTGATGTATCCGGTGATCGAATCGATGAAACTCTGGACGGACAACCCCGCCGCCTTCCAGTCAATCGAATTGACGGCCATCGTCGCCGCCATGGCCAGCTTGGTGCGCAGTGCGGAGAAGCCATCCGCCGACCACTCGAAGCCATTCAGCGCAAACTGAATCGAGTCAGCGATGCTCTGCAAATCCAGTGCGGCGACAACGTCCTTCTTGAGTTGCTCGAAGGCGTCGCCCGTGAACAGGGCTTTGAGCGTCTCGCCCATTTTGGCGATCTCCTCACCCATCGTTGCGCCCAGGTCGCCAAACGAGATTTCACCCGCCATGAACTGCTGGAAGGTTTCCCAAATTGCCGCAATGTTGCCCTTCACGCTTTCAGCATTGGCCAGCCACGAACCGAACGCCTCCGAGATGGCCGCAATCTTGCCCTGTACGCCGCCCAGGTCGAGGTACCAGATCGCCGCACCCAACGCCACGATAGCGCCGATCACCAGCACAACCGGAGAGGTCAGCGCCGCCAATGCCGCCGATAAGCCGCCGATCACTGGACCCGCCAGCCACGCCAGCATCTTGGCGAACGTGCCTACTGCCATCAAGCCGGGACCAATCGCCGCAACAACGCCTGTCAGCAGCAGGATTACCCGCTGCATGGCCGGTGACAGGTTGGTGAAGGAGGAAATTAGATCCGCCGCCTGCCGAATCATGTCGGAGATGCCGCCCAGGAACGGGTAGACTGCTGCGATCAGCGTCGATTCGAGCGAACCTTTGAAGTACTCGATTGCACCTTTCAGGCCGTCCATCTTCGCACCCGCCATCGCAGCCGCTGCACCCTGCTCGCCGACAGCGCCCACCATCGCGGCAATATCTTCCTCGGATTGATTCAGCAGGATGGACAGTGCGCGCACCGCGTCAGCGCCGCCAAGCGTGCTTAGCATGGCGTTGCGCTCGGCCTCCGTGTATTCCTTCATCACGGTGGTTGCTGTGCCTTGAATGCCTGCCAGGGAGTTGTATTCCGCCTGCATCGCGGCAAGTTCACGGTTCAGCCGATCCACCGCGACGATCTTGTCGTTCTCACTCTGCGCAACGCCTGCAATGCCGCTTGCGTAGTCGGAAAGTTTTGTGTTGACGCCCTGAATCCGCTTTTGCAGATCGGCCATACGATCCGCCTGCTCCTGCGTGCGCCCACCCGAAACAACCGTTACCTCATTCAGCCCGTACAGGCTGGAACGCATGTCGTTGATTACGTCGAACAGCGGGCGTGCCTTCCCTTCGGCGTCGTAGGCAGAGATGCCAAGCTGCTGCATGATGCCAGCCGCTTCATCTGTCGGCGCATACAGGCGCATCATCGCTGTCTTGAGCGAAGTGCCTGCATCGCTGCCTCTCAGGGCGTTGTCGTTGAGAAGGGCGAGCGCCGCCGTAGTGGTGCCAAGCGACTGCCCGAAGGTGTTGGCGACGGCGCTTGACATCTGCATCCCCATACCCAGGTCAGAGATGTCAGCCGCCGACGAAACCGCCGCCGCTGCCAGCATGTTGGCGACTTCTCCCGACGCCGAGGCGTCCATGTTGAAGGCTTTCAGCGTTTTGGCGGTCAGCGATGCCGCCTGATCCAGACTCATGCCCGAAGCCGCCGCCAAATCAAGCACACCGCCGATACTCGCCATTGTCTGCGATGCGTCGAAGCCCGCTTTGCCAAGCTCGACCATCGCTTGCGCTGCGTCGCCTGCTGAGAAGCTGGTGACGGCGCCGAGGCGCAGCGCCTCCGCTTGCAGCGCCTGCAAGTCACCCTCCGTCGCGCCGGCAACGACGGCAATCGTGTTCATCGCTTGCTCGAATGTACCCGCGGAATTGAGCGCCACCGCGCCCATGCCGACGATGGGAGCCGTGACCGCAAGGGACATCTTCTGTCCGATGCCGGTCACGGAATCGCCGAAGGATTGCAGCTTTTCCTTTGCGCCATTGAGGGCACGCTCTAGCGACTGCGCATTGCCGAGGATGTTGATCGCAATCGTTGCTGTGGACATTACTCCCACCCCATTTCGGCGGCTAAATCTTCAAACTTCTGCATGTTGGCGTGCCGCTTGATACTCGATTCGTCGTGCAGTTGCTGCCTGCCAGACCAGTTGACAAGGAAGTCATCAACCTTGAATCGAGCCTTGCCGCCACCCATCGCAGCGAATCCGTTGGCGATTGTCGTCATGACCATAGCCGCCAACGCGTCGCCCCGCTCACCGCCAAGTGGTCCAAACTCAGCCTCATACGCCTGCCAGGAAGTCAACTCAGCCGACGAGATGTTGCTCAGCCCCCACTCGACTGACGGCCAGCCAAGCGCCAGGGCTAATCGGTGATAGAATCGTCGCCCTGGTCGGCGAAAAAATCTTCCGCCGCCTTCTCTTTGGCTTCCTCACCAATGCCGCTCAACCGTTGCGCGACCTTGGCGACACGCTCCAGCGCCGACGCGGACTTGCGTCCCAGCCTGGCAACATCGGCGTCCGTGAAGATGCGCTCGCCCTTTTCGTCAACCACGCACAGGCTCACCAGCCGTGCACGCATGTTGACCATGTTGACTTCAATCTCGCCCTTCGCACCGCGCTTGATCGACATCTGCTCGAAGGTGTCTCGTTCCTTGCCGGTCAGCGCACGCACGCGCACGTTGCCGCCCCACTCCGGGACAGTGACGATCTCGGCGACCATATCGTCCGCGTCAAAGATTGCATTCCGTGAAAGTAGTGTCATTATGCCCCCTACAACGTCGCCCGGCTGTTCGTCACCGAGAACTCGGCATACAGTGCGTCCGTAGGCGAATAGACGGCGTGTCCGTCAAACTTGACGCCCGTTGCGCCGTCGTCCAGCTTCTCGTATGGATTGACCTTGTCCCACCGCACTGCCATGTCTGCCGTGAAGCTGCGATTCGATGCGCCCGGCGTCTGCAAGCGCAGCAGGCGAATCACGTTCGCTGCAAAGTCGGCGCGCTCCGCTGCGACAATGTTGTCGTCATTTTCGAGCGCAAGCGTCAAGCTGATCTCGATGGCCGGTCGGTCAAACCAGTGGTTGATGTAGTACAGTTGCCCGTCGCCGGGCACAACGTACTTGACGCCCGTCTGCACACGCATCGAGAAGGCGCGTAGCACCCCTTCCGCCTGTGTCGTGCCGATGGTGCCGCCTGTGTCGTCTAGGTAGAGCAGGGTGTTGGCGAAAATCATCGGCGTCACCGACAGCAGCGACAGCGCCCCCGTAGGCGTTCCGCTGGTAAGCCGCTGCCCGTTCCATGTCGAAGCAATCATCCATGCCTCGCCTGACTGACCCGACAGCTCAAACTCCGACACGAAACAATAAGGAACAACCTGGAAGTCACCCGTTGCAATGGAGTTGCCACAGCGAAGGGTGTACGGTCGGATCGTGTTGAATGTGGTTCCGAGCGCAAAGCTGTACTCGCGCACGTAGTTGGGCGCGGTGCCCGTGGGCGTCGCTGTCAAGATGCCAGCCTCGAAGATGTGCGGCAGTTGCTCATACGATGCTTCTGTCGCTGGCAACTGAATAATGGCGCCGTACTGCGTATCGTAGGTGTCTTCAGCCGGGACAAGCAGCCCGACTTCTTCCTCTCGTGCCGTGCGTGTGCGGTCGTCATCCGGGTAGGCGGCAAGCCCGCGCCAGATTTCCGTAGCGGCTACCGCAGTGCCTGCTACGCTTTCTCGCCCAAGCTGGACCAGCCCCAAACTATAATTCGCCTGTGGCATTGTCTTCTTCTCCCTCTGGCGTTTCGTCGCCAATCACTTCATAAAGGCGATCAGGGCAAGCCTCAATCTCTACCCTGTGCGCTTCATATTCCGCCGCCGTCAGGTCTCTGGCAGGCACGCCCGGCAGGTGAGCGCCACCCAGGTACTTTGCATAGAATTGCGTCATGCCCCCCCCACCAGCGCCAGTAGGCTAATCTGCTCGACCAGGTACGTGTATGGCCCGATCAGCGTGCTTTGAATCAGGCTTGGCCGCTCGTAATGCAGTTGATTCCATGCAGTCGTTTGCGTGTTGTCGATAACCCAATTCGCAATGGCCACCTCGATGTTGTCGAGCATGTCTTCACTGGCCGCTTGCTCTGCGTCCGTCGCATTCTCATCAACCAGCACCCACACCTGGATGGTGATCCGGATTGCGTTGTTGATATTCTGCGTTCGGCTTTCCGGTCTCTGCGCCGACTCCGACCACACGCGCACGATGGGCGATTCACCCTCGAAGCCGGTCTTCAGGTAGTCGTACACCACCGGGACAGGCGTCAATGTCGCCGTTGCGGACACCACCCCCGCCCCGATAGCTTCCCTCACCAATCGACGATTAGGCGCTGTCATTTGCGCACGCTCTCAATCATTAACTGCATCGCAGTGTCCAGCGGGCGCAGCCACGTCGAAACGCCGCGCACGATGTACCGCTCGCTGCCGATGGCGACCACGTCGCCTTGCACAATGTCGTACTCGCCCGCAACGAAGCACTCGAAGACGTTGACCACCGACTGAATCATGCCGACAGCCTGCATCTGTCCAAGCCGCTGCACATCCGCCGATACAGGCGGCGTCACCGGCACACTCGACAGGTGCAAAGACTCCGTACGCGTCGCGCCCGCGCGCCGGTAAATGTCTGCACTCGCCGTCGCCTTGAGTGCGATTGTCATAACGACACAATCCCCGTTCGGCGTAGCACCGTCTCGCCTGCGCCCACGTTGACGCCGTGCACGGCAAGAATTTCAGCGCGCTTCTCACGCCGTGCCGTTTCTAGCCGCCGCGCAAGATCGTTGTAGTCGTCGCGCAGCGGACCCGTCTGGTTTGTCGTGGCCGTCAGGTTGCCGTACATCGAATTAAGCAGGCGCAGTTCGGCAAGGTCGATCAGCGCTTCATCCTGCGCAATGGCGACGACTTCCCCACTCGTTGCATCCACGAACGAAGCTGTCGATCCACCAAGGCGACGCACCGCCCAGGCAATCGCCTGATCGGGGGATGGGCTGTCCTGGCTGCCCGTGAGCGTTCGCACCAGCGCAAGCATTGCGCCCGTGCGTTCGGTCAGGATCGCCGTAACCTCCGCCTTTGTCGCCACTTACTTCACTTCTTCCTGGTAGGCGTCGATACCCTGCTTCAGCCAGAACACCGCAGCTTCGATTGCCGCCTTCAGATGTTCACCCTGTAGCGCCGGGAACTCCGCTTCCAACAGGGACATGGCGTAGTCGAACCGCGCGCCCGCTGGCAACTTGCCCGTGCGCCACAGTTGCTCCGCCGCTGCGACCGCCGTCTCTGCTACCGCCGACACTTCTTGCAGGCTGGCAATCGCCTCACCTACGCTGGTAGGTCGAGTGCGCAGCCAGACCACGATCAGCAGGATCGCCGTCAGCATGACCGACGCCAACCCCAGAATTTCACCGCTAGACAGTTCCATTCAGTGTCTCCCTAATTTGTTCCAGCGCCGTCTCACCAATCCCGCGAACAGCAAGCAACTCGTCATCGCTTGCCGCGCTTGCAGACGCCGGGTTGAAGCCTGCACTTTCCAGCCGCCGCGCAATCTTGTCGTCAAGACCGTTCCAGCTTGGCATGGCCTCGCAGCGTTCCGGCTCCTGGACAGGCGTCAACTTGTCCAGGAACCCCCGCGCCGCTGCGTCATCGATCTCGACGATGTCACCTGACGCAAACTCATTGCTTGCGCCGAAGTGACACCCCGGATTGACTTGATACAGGCTCATGGCTATGCACCTGTGGCGTGAATGATGCCGCTCTTGCCGTCTGCGCGTGCCTTGATCTTTGGCGCTGCGATGGTCATCACACGCCAGTTGACTTCCATGCCGTCACCCGTGCGCCACTCGCGCGTCATCGGCGCCAGCGTTTCCGCCCAGGTCACAACGTCGCTGCTCATCTGCACAAGCAAAACGTTTCCGTCCGCCAGCATCGGAGCCGGAACCTTCTTGATCTCACTGATCTGCTTGGTGCCGTCTGCGCCCATGCCAAAGGTGCGCTTGAGGCGCATCAGGGCAGTTTCCGCGCCGTTGCTGCCGTCGCTGAAATACGTCTGCGCCGCTTCGTCGTACTGCGTCTCGGACACATACAGGTTGTATGGCCCGTAGTGGCGATTCGTGTTGCTGGCCGAACGCAGCATCCCGGCGACTGTGGCGACGACGTTGGCCGGAGTGCCCCAATCACCGCCGCCAAAGCTGCCTACCGCCGCCGTGCTGCGGTTTGGATGCGTGGTGTAGCCGTACACGACGCTGCCCTGGAAGTTGACGCCGCTGTCCCCGTTGAACAGCATGTACTCCAGCGATTCAGCCACGACGCGCGCGGCTTCGATGGAGGTGGTTGTGTCGATGCCGTTGCCAAGCAGCCGGGAAGCCTCCAGGAAGCGCAGATCAACCGCGAATTCCTTGAAGGTCACGGGCAGGGGCACGCCGGCCTGGGTCATGTCGGGCAAGTCACGGTCGCCGCGAGAACGCCCGGTCATGTTGCGCTGCGCAGCAGTGATTTCGCTCGACATGTACCATGTCGCCATCAACGTGCCGATGCTGCCGATCTGCTCGACCAACCCAGCAGCGCGCAAGTCAGCGACGCCGCCCAGTGGGTAACGCGCAGCAGGCAACACTGCCCGGTCGATAGCTTCCCACTCGTCCTCGAAAAGAACGGAGTTGACAATTGGCTGCCCGTTCGGGACAAGCACGCCGTCCTTGAGGCCGTAGCCGCTCAAGGCGACCAGTCCGTTTTCAGCCACGCCCAGCGGACGGTAGCTGTTGGTGATGTGCTGTAGCGCGTCACGCCCTGCCATCACGTTTGCTCTGCTATTCATGGTTCCTCCTACCCGATCCGAACTGTGACCAAAGCGGTTGCACCCGCGCCGGTCGTGGTTGCCACTTCGACAGTGCCGACGCGTGTACCGGAGGCAAGTTCGACTACCCAACCGCCCGTGTCCACTTCGACTTCGTCGCCGACTGCCAGGTTCTGCGACGCGGCCGCGACAAGCTGCACCAGGTCGCCCGGCAGCAGGTACATGTGCGGCACGAGTGCGCCGCTGGCATAGGCGGCCGTTGTCGCCGCGCCAGCGGACAGGTTGCCAGCGATGTACTTGTTCTCCGTCGCGACGATCCAGGGCCCGTCATGCGCGTCGCCAGCGCCATCTACGGCGCCAGCAGAAGTCTTGACCAGCAGCAGACCGGGCACGATGTTTGCATCTGCCGCGACAGCTTCAAACGTCGGGCGGTCAAATGCCCCGTTCTGCTGCAAAACAATCACAGTGTTGCTTCGTGTGCGAGACATCTACTTTTCCTCCGTTGGAGCAATGTAGGGCTTCAGCCCTGCCGGTTTGCGCTCCGTGCTTGCCGCACTGACCCCGGTGTAGTCGGCATTCGCCTTGACGCCGACGTTCGCCAGCTTTGCGAGCGCAGCGTTGGTCATGCCTGCCAGGTCTTCAGCCGTCAAGCCAAGCGCCTTGTTGCCGGTAATGCGTGCGATCAGGTCGTCACGCTCCCGATTGACATTTGCGCGCAGACCGTCCAGCAGACTGCGCAGCGCATCCACGCCACCGAAGCTGTCGGCAAACGCCGTAAAAGCATCCGGCTGGCCGGTCGTCGATTCAGCCCCACTGACCTCGACCACCTCTTCGACTTGTTCCTCGTTCACTTCCACCTCCACTTCATCCTGTTGCGTTTCGTTCACCTGCATAGAAATGCCTCCGTTGGAATTGGTGCGACCGACGCCGCACCCGTCCTTGATTGAACATGCGCCGATTTCATCCAGCAGGATCGCCAGATGGTCGGGGGTAATGTCTCTCTGTACGCCGAAGTATTGCGTACCCTCATGCTCACCGCCTACCGCTTCAATCTCACACCAGTAGGCAGTTGACACCTCAATCTGTCGCCCGGCAGACAGCGCCGCCAAGATTGCCGAACCGCGCGCCGTAGCCTCACACTGCGCCACGTCGAACCACGCCTCGCCAAGCAGCTTGTCATCCTGCGCCTGCGCGCCGAACAGTTGCCCCAAGCCAAAGCGCGCCAGCGTGCATGGACAATTCGCCGTGACGTACATCCCTGCATCATCCTGCGGATGCCCATCCACCAGCGGACGCCCATTCCAGGCAAACGGGCGCTTTGCAATCTCCTCAGCAGGTAAGTACTGACCGTTCAGCACCTTCGCAATCACAGCCACCACCGGCGCGACGACATAGGAACGATCCCCAATGCGGTCGCTGCGCAGACTGTTTCCCGCTATCTCAAATTTGTGCGTGATGAGTTCCATGCTTGCCCCAATCGCAATGCACTTGACGTAAAAGTGGCATAACTACAATAGCAAGTATCAGCGGGCGTGTCAAATATCGTATTTAGTGATATTTGCCTATTGACATTTGATTCGATGTCGTGTAAAGTAGGAGATGTAAGAGCGAAACAATTCAGGCAGTAAAGGAGAGAGTCATGCCTACAATTACACTGGAAGGGAAGGTTTATCGGGTTTTGGGAAACCAGACCCCGGAGACCGTCGAAGCGGAGGAGTTGCCGACCCAGGCGGCGCACTACCGCAAGATGGGCATTACGGACGTGTACAACCTGGCCGACAACACCGGCTGGTTTCACGCAACCGTCACTGTCAACGGCGTCGAAGTCGTGCGCATCGGGTAGGTGCGACATGACACAGACAGCCACGCTCGTGTTCGACCTGCCAGTTTCCCTCAACTGGCAGGTGTGGGAAGAAGAGCCGGAAATGATGCAGGGAGAAGCGGAGGAACTGCCTATTGAAGATGAGATTTTTGAAGAAGAGTACGGTATCGAAGACGACTACGATTGGATCAGGCGAGGGTGCTGACATGAGCAAAGAACAAGTTGAACGGGTGTCAGCCCTCAGCCACTTCAAAAACTACGTGCCGCCTGTGGATGACTACGAGTTTGGCGGATACGTACAGCAGTACGGGCTAGGCAGGCAGTATTGCAGCAACGACATACAGCGCAAGGGCTTCGATGATGCGGAAAGAAAAGTAAAGGAGGTAGAGTAAATTACCAGCCCGGCAGTCATTGAAGGTTGACTGCCGGGCTTTTTGTTTGGCGCACCCCTGCCAGCACCAGCGACAATCGTTCCAACACTTCGTCTGAATCGTGACCGTCAAAAGTGCTGTACCGTTCGACTTCCGGCACTTTCACCAACTCCCAAAGCTCCATAGGCAGATGATAAGAAATGTCGCCATAGTCCGAAACGATGACGCCGACGAACCAACCCGGATGCTCTGATCCGTCGTCATGCTTGCGCGTCTTGAATGCCCGCTCGCTTTTCAGATTCATCAGCCACGCAAATAGCCGACAGCGATGATCGTAAAGCTCATGGAACGTATGATAGCCGTCGCTGATAATGTCCGTCCTGCGATGCAGCACCGGCTTTCCCTGATCCATCTCGTAGTAGTAGCCCGCCTTGCTTGCCAGCCGTGCTATCGTCATGTAGGCGTTGTGCCCGCCCGTACCGTGTGCAAATTGCGTGGCGTAAAGCAAAGACAGCAACACTTCTTTTTCTTGCCGGTCATCCAACTGAGTCAGTTTGTCGAAGTTCATTGCTCACTTGCCTCTCCGTCTCCGTCATAACGCTTGAAACTTCCGCCGAACCGCATGATTCACAACTAGACGCCTTGATACTGCGCCATCTGCCGCAGTGCGCACACCGAACCCATGCGACCGGCTCAACAGGCATTAGCGGCATTGGTGGGACACGTAACCCCATCACTTGCCTCCCTGTTCCGCCAGCGCCGCCAACACCACCGGCGCATCTTCCCGGCGCACGAACACCATACTGCCCGTCAACGCCTTTTCAATGGCGCCTTCAACCGGCTCCGGTTTGCTGTACTGCAAGAGCACATTCTCGCAGTAGACCACGCCTGACGGCCTGCGCCCGATACGTGACGCTTCAGTCCAAGGCCCCGTCACAATTCACTCCAAGCCGCTTCATCCTGCGCTGACAGCCACGTAGTTGATAACGACGCATCGTCAGCAAGCACATTGGCGCACGAAGTTGCGTACAGGGGCTGCAACCGCGGCGCTATCGAATCCGGCTCGGCTGGTAGGCGTGGCGACGGGTCGCAATGGCAATAGCGCGACATTGCCTCCAAGCAAGCAACTCTCCGTTCTAGCTCCGCAACTCTTTCTTCTAGGTTTGCGATCCTTTGCTTCTTCTTCATGCCGCGCCGCTCCCATTCACCAGCCGATGCACCAGCGATTCGAGATGCCGCACGCGCCGCTCTAGCGAATCAATGCGCCGCTGTGCCTTTTCCGGCCACGCCTCCACCCGCTTTTCTTCCGGCACGTAGGCGTGAAGCTGCCCAGGGATCGTGCATTCGTCATCCATCATATCGACCAAAGCACCCTCTCCCATTGTCACCACTCCTGTTCTGGCACTTCTACATGACTGTCGATCCGCTCCTGCTGCCTCCCAATGATTTGGTGCAGGGTTTCCCGTTCCCGCTCTGACCGCACCATCAGCCAGAAAACGCCGTTCGCACCGATGACCAGACCGGTGCAGAAGATGATCACGCCCAGCAGCATTCCATCTTGCATTGTCTACTCCAATCCCCTACGCAATGCCGATTCGACTTCACGAATAATGAACGAACGATTCCGCTCCAGGACATCCTCGTCTGTCTGCCAGATGCCCCGGTGAATGTTCGCTTGAAACTTCCTGGATTGCACCCACGCTGCGTACTGCGTCTGGTTGAACACAACCGCGCCGTACTGCCCCATTACGCCGTCAGTAAAGCGCCACGTCCACGCCCTGCCAAGCTGCCCGCTGCGCTGCCACGCGCCGCCGTTCTCACGCATCTTGGCAAAGAAGGCACGACGCTGCGCCGGGGTCGCCCTCGCCATGAATGACCCCGGTGGACGCTCCGGGTACACCTTCATTTCCTCCTCGATACGCAGCGCCGCATTGCGCAGCCCAGGACGAATCATCGCGCCGACGCGCCGACTCAGCAGGCTCTGCGCCGCTTCCATCCCCTTGATCTCAAAAGAGACTACAGAGTCCATATTGACCGTCCTCTCACGGGCCCCGCATCACCGATGACTTCCAAGTGTCGAGGCTGGCAGATCGGGCACACCCGATCATCTACTACCGTGTACCAGACATAAGACAGCCGCCCGCTTTCCTGCGCCACGCCCACGAAGCAGCGACACCCAGGGTGTGCGGGGGGCCTGTCCGCTGGGCGCGGCGCCAGCCCGATGGCCTCGTAGTAGTCGAACGCTCCTTCGGTGAAAGCAAAGGTTGATTCCGTGACGGCGATCAGCTTGGCGCGCTCAAGGCCGAACAGGCCCGGCGCTTGCAGCCGGTCGCGCAAATCGCTGATCGGCGCACCGGAGGCAATCCATGCCGCAATTTCATCACGCAATCTTTGCCGTGTCGTCTCGTTGATGCGCGTCACCAGCGCAGCGGAGTACTGTTCCGCCCAGCGTATCGCCCACTCGTGACGATACGCCCCATAGCCCGGCATAGTTGGCCACGCCGCCGCCGCCAACTGAGACCCGCCGACAGCCGCATCGACCAACAATCGAAGCAGCGCAATTTGCAGCACGTCAGACTGCGCATCCACCGAACGCAGCGCCGCGCCCACGTCGAAGCCGACGCCGAGCAACACATCACCCGGCGATAACACGATGCCAGCCTCCATCGTCGCCAGCGCGCCGGCCACCTCCCGCGTCCCTTCCGCTGCGTAGCCGTCCAGGACACTCTGCCACTGCGCCGGGTCGATCAGCAGGCTATCTTCACGGATACGTTGCCCAGCGGCGTAGAAATTCCGCATTGACCTTTGCCTCCTGTTCATCTTCCGATGTCTGTTCCGGCTGTTCCGGCTCAAGTTCCGGCTGTTCCGGCTCAAGTTCCGGCTGTTCCGGCTCGTTGCTGACGGCGTCTTCCGGCAAGTCAGGCAGGTAGACGGCAACGAACGCCTTTGCATCCACCTGCGCGCCGATTTTCTGGAGTGCGCTGGCTGCCTTGTCTGCCCGCTCTACCGCTTCGCTTGGGTTGTCGCCTAGCAGCGGCTCCCAATTGCACACGTAGCGCCCGGTAGCCGGTTGCGGCAAGACGCCAGCCCACCGCAAGCGATTGACCACAGGCCGCACGAGGATCGGCTCTGCGAAGGTGCTGCGCCGCGCGTCAATCTTGTTCGACCAGTTCTTTTCATCCTGAGAGGATGCAAGCTCGCCGCGCTCACTGCCGGTCAGCAGCCGAACAGGAATGCCGGTCGCCGCGCTGACCATCTTAATGTACGCGTCCAGCGCGCCGTTAGGGTCGCTCATCTGCACATCTTCCCAGTGCGGCTCCAGCCCTTCCAGTGCCACGGCGCGACGCAGACCGTGCACAAGTTCGTCAATCTGTCCCTCCTGCTTGTCCAGCGCCGCCTGCAATGCCGTCCGCATGTCTTCCGGCATGGAGGGGTCAGGGTTGGGCAACTGATAGCCGTCCTTCGTCGCGAAGATGACGCTTGGATTCATCAGCCGCCAGCCACCTTCGCCCGTGGCCGCCATGATCTTCTCGATGTCGAGCAAGCGGTTGTAGATCGAGCGCAGTCTCGGCTGGCCTAGCAGGTCGTTTGTCAGCGGCTTCTCGGCCACGTGCACGCAGCGTGTCCAGTGCGCAAAGCGGATGTCAATCTTCTCACCGTTCGTGACCTTGAGGTTATAGCCGACCGGCTTGCCGTAACGCCGATTGCTTGCGTCTGTCTCGTAGGCGGCAATGCCCGCCTGTTCCTCGGAGTATACCGACAGGTACATCAAGTCACCTTCCGCCATGCTGCCCGGTCTCACCGGCTCCGATAGCGGCTGCCCATCCGCAAAGCCCAGCAGCAGCACGGCGTAGCGCCCCATGCCCGCCACCACGTCAGTGCGCTGAAGGTAGTGCGTAATGCCGGGTCTGGTATCGCCGTCCTCCGACTCTTGCGTAACAAGCAAATCCAGCCACGCTTGCTCAAAAATCGAAAGCTCCGTCTCCTCGTTCTCTTGCAGTTCCAGCGCGCCGCGCCACGTTTCCTCTGCGTAGATTTCGATAACACGCTGCGCGATGTCCTGCCGCTCGTAGCGATCCAGGTAATCGCTCGCCGTCAATGCCCGCGGGTATCCCGCGGCCTCGAAGACATCACGCTTGCCGCCAAACGTGGCGCGCGTGCTGAAGAAGCGTTCCGCCAAAAGTCCGTTCAACTTGTATCTCATGCCGCCCCCGTTGTTTTTACTGTGCTGACCAATTGCACCCTGGCACGGTCTGCCAAGGCGACACTATCGGCAAGGTCATCGTGCGCGCCGCCTGGCGCCCGTAACGTCGCCCCTTCAATTGATGAAAGCTGCATGTACGACTCGAAGGTATGCAGGATGATGTTCCGGTCACGCAGCGATTCCGCTACGCCTGAATACATCAATGCCTTGCCCAGGGAGTTGGACAACCAGCCCGGCTTTTCTGCGATGCCCCTTTTCCCGCCGTCATGCCCTTCCAGAATTTTGATTCTGCTGTTCTGCCGAAACCACAAAATGAATGCATGTCCGTGATTGTTGCGCTCTGGCAACACTGCCGCCCACCGGAAATACTTGGCAAGCTCATCAACGTAGGCGGCAAAGGTGTCGATCTCGAATCGACCCGTCAGCGATGCGACTTCCTCCCCGCTCTCAAATTCCAACACGGTCGCCGCCGATGGGTCACTCGTTGGGTTGCCTTCCGCCGTGTCTACGCCAATGACGTAGGTTGTGCCGGGTTGCGGGTAGGCGTAGACCGTCAACCCCGGAATGGAAGGAATGCCGCTGCGCAATGGCGCCGCTTCCACGTAGCACTGTTCCAGCCATTCGCCGGGAATGCGCTTGTCGAGGCTGCGCGGGGAGAGCGCCTGCGTGTCGGTTTCCGGGTACTCCTGATACAGGTCGTCAAGCGATCCCGTGTTGGCCTTGGTATCCCTTGCCTGCGCATCGTACCATTCCCGCGTGCGCCCCGGTCGAGCGTGCCACGGCAGAAAAACGCCGTGCCATTCATTCAACTTGGCTTTGGCTGCCCGGTAGGTGTTCTTGAATCTCGATTCAGGCAAACTCTTGTCCGAGGTGGAAAGCAAAATCATCCTGCCGCCGCCGTCAATCGCCGGTTTCGATGCCCGCATCAAAGCATCCAAATCAGGCTGAAAGTCAGCCTCATCGACCAGCACCAGGGAGAAGGTGTAGGATCGCCCGCCTGTCGTGGCGAAAGCCATTGCCGTAGAGCCGTTACTGAGTCGCCACCGGCTCTTGTTATCCTCCGCTATCCGCTCCGCACGCATCCAGACCGGCAATCGCTCGTACATCCCCTTCAAGCGAAAGTCAAGCAGTTCTTTGGCGTCCGTCTCAATGCGGCTGAAGATGCCGATCACCGACGCCGGGCGAAAGAGCATCAACCACAGACAGAAGCCCAACGCCAACCAGGTCAGCCCCAACTGACGCGCCTTGAGCACGATCACCAGCCTGTGATCGTCCATCTGGTAGAGCACGTCTCGCTGCGTAGGCCACAGCGAAAACTGCATCCACTGTTCTTCGTTGGCGTTGAATACCCAACAGTACCGATGCACGAAGTAGCCAACATCGGCGTAGCAGCGCGCCCACTCTGCCGCCTGCTCCCAGGACAAATCACTGCGCAGCATCGTCGATCATCTTGCCGCGCTGCTTCATGGCCTCCGTCACCAACGCCGCCATTGTGTCCGAGTTCACACTGACGGTGCGCTTGCCGCCGTCCGCTTCGTCCAGCATCTGCAAAGCCGCTCGATCCAAAATGGAGTTGGCAGCGGCAAGGCGAATTTTTGGATCATCACTCGCCAGCAGGTTAAACAACTCATCTCCCGCCGCCCTTGCCGCCGTTGCCAGGCTGCGCTTTGCCGCGCGCAGATTCTCCAGCGACTCCCGATCCATGTAAGCGAATGCGAGCCGCTCAACCTCTTCAAGCACCTCTTTGAAGATAGGGTCTTCTTCCATCCAACGATAATATGCCCCTTCGCTGCATGGACGATCTGACGACGCCCACAACTGCGTCAAGGAAATGCCGCTCGTGCGCGCTGTCACAACGGCCAAAATCGCCGAGCGTTTCTTCCGGCTCGCCCCATCCTTGAGACGATCCAGAACTCGTATGACTTCACTTTCCCACGGCGGTTGCTTGTTCATATTGCCTCTCAATTTTATTGACTACTAACAAAAATATCACCCAAACCGCTATTACGTCAAGCCATTCTCGGCGTCCCATTCCTTGAAGCAGTCCGAAATGTAGCCCCGGCCATACTCCATGTTGTGTTCGGCGCGCAGCCAGTTCCGAAAATCCGCCTGGCTGTATTCCGGGTAACGGTTGCGCCACTCGAAAATAACTTCACGCTTGGGCGCAGTTCGTGGATTGGGGATTTCGCCAGCGTAGGCAACGTCCCATTCCGGCGCAAGGCTGACCGGCTCAGCAGCAACCGAAGGGGCGACCGGCGCACCGTCCATCAATGCCGGGAATGCCGTCTTCGGCGTGGCAGCCAGCAGCCCGGCGCACGTGCCCGCCATGTCGAACGAGCGATATTTATCATCACGCAGGTAGAATTCGCCAACGTCCAGGTTGCCCGCCTTGGGCGCGCTGACCTTGGCTCCCTTGCCGCCGTCAATCTGGAAGACGTACTTCGTCTTGGCGTTGACCAGGGTCTGATCAGGCCAGAGGTTGGGGTACTGGTCAAAGAGCATAATGTGAATGCCGGTCTTCCGGCTCTTCCGCATCAATTCGTCAAGGATGTCATTCACCCTGCCTTTGTCGCCACTGCGCTGGCCGAACGATTGCAGCAGCGAACCGTATTCCTCGACGATCACGAAGATGCGCGGGTTGTCGGCATAGACCGCTGCGTCTGCCTCGATGGAGTCCAGATCGTGTCGCAGCAATATCTGGTCGCGGCGCGCCTTCTCCGCTGCGACGGCGACAAGCTGATCCTCGAAGACGCCTGAATCCGTCTCATGCCACTCCGCATGACCGGCAAAGCGGCGCCAGTCTACGCCGCCGTCAGCGTCCAGGATGATCAGCCGCCCGCCCGAGCGCAACGCGTGCAGCGCCATCAAGTAACCGATTGACTTAGTCTTGCCGCTGCCTGTCGCGCCAACTATCGCCGCGTGTACGTCCGTGGCTGGACGGAAAACCGCGTACCCGGCGCTTCCTTCCTCCTGACCCAGAATCCAGTAGTCAGGACGGCTCGCGCGCAGCGCAGCTTCACCATTCAGCAAACGCGGGTTGAAGTCGCCCGGCTCGATGACGCCGTTCGGCGTGGTAGCCGCCGTCAACAGTTTCGGTGGTTTGGCTGCCGACAAGGTCTTGCCGGGCGACTTCGGCATTTGCGACATGTGTCCATACTTGTCCATGCGCGCCACGTCACCGGGAAATACCGAGCGCGCCGTGTTCGTCTTCTCCTGTTCCAGCTTCAACGCCAGCCGCCGATCTGCGCCGTACTCAGGATTGCTGAAGGTCGTCAATCCCTGTCGGCTGATGACCGCAAAGTCATCGAAAGTGGTGTTGGGATTCCAGTACGCCACGACGCCGTTGCCGAGCTTGCGCTCGATCAGCGGGAATGCGCCATCCTCCATGCGCAACCGCCGCACCCGCCCACCCTGGTAGGCGTTCCACGCCTTGACCGCAAAGTACGTGACTGCCACGCCAGCACCCAACGAACCCGTTACGACGATGGTGTAGGTGACAGCCTCGAAGCCGAAAATGAGCACAGCGCCCAGCGCGTCGAAGAACGAACCGACGTTGTCGGTCGCCGCGTCAATACGCTCCGAGCGCGTCGCACCAAACGACATGATGACGATCAGGAGGAAGCTAAAGAGGGAAAGCGAAAACCACTTCATGGGCTAATCCCGGAACATGTCGCCGAACACGTCGAAGATTGCTTCAATCGGCGTTCTTGCCCGTGTCCGCTTGCCACCCTCCCAGGGAGGAGGTAAGCGACCGTTATGTTTGGCCGCCCACTGCACGTTACGCGTATCCAACATCTTCGTTGTCAGCGACAAACCAGCCCGACAGAGCACGTACTCGGCAAGCCGCGCTTGTTTGCGGTTGACCCACATCCACCTATGCATCTCGCGCCGCTTCTTCCCGTCCCTGTCAGGCACAAGATGGACGGCAATCGCGCGCCCATGCGCATGAATGTTGTACCGGCGCAAGACATCCTCGACCGCATAGCCGCTGGTATCGATCCAGCCAAACTTCTGTAGCCTGCCATACCGCAGCAGACCATACAGGAAGTCCAGCCAACCGATAATGTCCATCCTGAAGAGCGTATTTTCGATAGCAACCATCGATTCTTGACTCATTTTCTCCCCTTTGCGTGCTGAAAAGGCGTCATAAGCCGCCCATACATGACAGAATATCACCCCATGCAATAAAAATCAAGCATTTTTGGATTACTTGCTGCAAATTTATCGTTTTTGGTCATGTTTATGAGCGAAAAAGAAAGCCGCAGGCACAAAACCCACGGCTTTTTCTTGGCTTCCTACCAGTCTGTACGCAAAACCTGGTAGGCGTTGACTCGATTCCACTGACGACGGTAAAGGAGAGTAAACCACCGTGCGCACCTAACTATCGAGCGCCAGCTAGGTGTCTTTCTTCGTGTGCTTCAACCCGTACTCACGCTCCATCTCCAGTTCTTCGGCATAGCAATCGTCGCAAAGCATCAACGTGTCGGTGTGACTGCGAATCGTGACGGCGATCTTGTGCCTTGCCGGTCTTCCGCAGTCACACCAGCCCAACGAATCGACGCCCCACAGATAGGAAGGGCGCTCCCCGCGCCCACGCTGCTGGTATTCGTAGCAGACCCGACACAACCCCCTCGACGGTCGTCCACGCCCAGCACGGACGCCAGACCCAAGCGGATACCCACAGTTCCGGCACCGTTCAGGACGGTCATACCAGCGACGCGGACGCGGGCGACCGGTGGCGTGCTGATAGTTGTAGCAAGAGTTGCATAGCCCCTTGACGGACGCAACCTGACGGCGACAATTCTTGCATATCCCGCCCGCCCTGGGACGCCTGTCAGCCTCGGTGCGTATTCGTCCATTCTTGTAGAAGAAGCTGCGACAGGTGTTGCACATGCCGTTGCTTCTGTGCCCCTTTTGCAGTGGGCCTCCGCAGTTGACGCATTCCGTTACATCCTGGTACTTGCACTTCGCTTCCGGGCGCATCACGCCGTGCCTCTTCCAGTACCGGTAGCAGTTATTGCACATGCCGTGCGCTTTGTGTTCGTGCGCGCCGCAATTGATGCAGACTCGAATTGGTTCCGTCATGCTAGAAAATGCTTGGCTGTAATTCCGCCATGAGTTGCTTCTTGGTTTTGGCCAGTTGCCTCCAAACCTTCAGCCCTTTGTCCGTATCCATCCGGTAAAATCCAGCCTTCTCCCACTCAGGCGCGTTCGCCCAGTTTGTACCCACGAGCAACGACCATTGGTGCCTGGCGTGAGGCTCCCTGACAAGCCACGTTCGCTTGTTGACCCGCGCCAGCAATGAATCAAGCGCAATGTCATCGTAGTTTTCTTTCTGAATCATCCGCTTCAACGAAGCTGCCGCAATGTTGACAATCAAATCCGTGCGGTTGAACGATTGTCTGGAGAACATGTCAACCAACATATCGATGGGCAACTTCGCATCGTTCGGATCGGCGTAGACATACCCAAACCGTTCGGCGCCAAAGTACCCCGGCAAGGTCGGCGGTAGCGTGATCTCATTGTCACCCTGCAACACCGTGACCTTGTTGTCGAGCACGAAGTGTCGCTGCAAATCTGCCGCATTGTCGGCGCGCAGTTCACACAGTACCGCCCTGTAACTCAAGCCATGCTGTCTGGCTCTGGTGACGCCCAAAACGGCGCTACCGATGATCCGCTCGCCTGTATCCTCATCGACATATTCGCTGCGCGCTGCGTTCAAGTCGTAGATCCAAAAATATGGATTGCAATTACGCCACCTTGCCATGCTGCGCTTGGCGACGGGCATCAGGATGTCAAGGATTCCCACAAAATGTTTTTGCTTTGTCGCTGTTTCTGGGCTTGTACAAATACCATATCGGTTCTTGCCCATCGATTACGCTCCCACCGGGTATTCACGCACACGTTGCTCAATGCCCAGGTTGGTCTTCATGTAGACCGGCAAGTCGAGCGCCTTCGCTTGCGTCCACAGATGTACGATCCATTCAAACGGCGGACGATGCTCAGGCGTCTGCGTTGATTTGCTGGACCCGCCCATGATGACCCAATCGAACATGCCCAAGCTGCCGAAGGTCAAACGTTCCATCATCGGCTCGCAGGATAGCCAAGCAATCCCTTCATATCCGCCATTGCGAATCTTGGTAAAAGCCTTCTGTGCACGGTCAACCGTATACTGCCAGTCAACGGTCGTCCCGATCCAGCTATTCTTGGGAAATTGAAACTCCGCCATCCGCACGGGGAACTTGGTCAGAAAGAGGAATGTCCATTGTGGGTTATCCCACGCCTGCTGTAACACGGCATCGATCCAGGCGGTAGGCACCCACTTACCGAACAAATCCGCCATGCTGCACACGAACACGTTGCGCTTGGCCATGCGCAA